TCATTCATTCGTGTCGGTCCATCCTTCCATTATTTCTTCCGCCTCATGGAGCAATGTATTCAGACCATCTGCGGTAAATGTATTCATTTCTTTAATTTCTGCTGCCGGCCGGAGTACATCCCAGTTTCCTGCATAATGCTCCTGCTGCAAAATGCCAACCTGTGCAATACTTGTGATTGGCTGTCCAAAAGTTCCCGCCCATTCTGGTGGAAAAATGTAAATCATCTGTTTGACCGTTTTGCCCTCGGCTTCCTCTTCTTTCGATGGCAGAACGATTTCCTCTATTTTGATCATCTCCGGCTCATCCAGTTCAAAAAGCATCAGCTTATTGTCCCCTTGTTCCACAAACTGCCCCCGGAAACGATACTTCAAACCCTCTTCCCATTCCATAATGTCGAAAAGTGTCTTAGCCAGGCCACGGCAGCCAAGTGTGCTTGCACACCAGCGGCCCTCTTTCAGCCTTCCCCAGTGAATAGCATTCGGATTGCCCTTTTCGCATGGCCGAATCGCAACACAGCGGTCAACCGAGTTCAGAAGCAGTTCCACATACTCCACATCTTCAAACTTTTTCAGACAGGAAGTATTGAACCGCAGCTTACCATTGGAGATTGTCATTGCCGGGTTCTGTAGTGTAGAAAAATACTGAGCCCGTACCACCTCATATCCCGATAGATTCAGTCGGTTCATGACCTCTGCGGTATTCTCTTGCTCTTCCTGCATTACACTTTCAGAAGCCTCCCGGTATTCCTCTGCCGAGAAACCAGTCCAGTCCTTATCAAAAGGCACATATCCCCGAAGAATACCATCATCGACTACGCTCAAAACCGGCAACGGCCTATTCTTCCTTGTATAGTTGCGGGATGCCCTCAGATGATTGGCTGCATTATAAACCTCTCTGGACACAATCGCCTCATGGTGGTCCCTCTGTCGATACTGCGTCCGGTCATTGTTATTTTTCTTTGACTTATGTGTAAGAAAGTTCGGCGTGAAAGTCTTTCTTGCCAGCACATCCCCACAGTGGCGTTCATTTGCAATGACGCCAGCTATCGTGCCCGGATTCCATTCGGTATTTCCCAGCTTGGTTTTACGCCCATACTCGGTCAGAAGCTCTGCAATCTCGGTAAGAGAAAAGCCATTCAGATACAGGTAATAAATGACCCTAACCGTCTGTGCCTCACTTTCATTTACCACAAGATTTCCATCCTCGTCCTGATCATATCCCAACAATGCCGGCGTCAAAAACAGACCTCGGCTGAACCGCCGGTCAATAGACCAGTTCATAATAATCGACTTGGAATGAGATTCCTCTTCAGCCACAGATGCCAGAATGGTCAGGATCATACGGCCATTGCTGTCCAGTGTATAAATATTGTCGGCCTCAAATTTCACACCCACGGGCGGGTCAAGATTTTTCAGCGCTTCAATGACCGAAAGGCAGTCCACAATGTTTCGGGCAAAACGGGCGATGGACTTTGTAAGAACCAAGTCTATCTTTCCTGCCTTACAGTCTTCAATCAACTGCTGCATTCCTTTGCGATGCTCCAGCGAAGTTCCGCTGATGCCCTCATCATCGTAAATTCCAACGAACTCCCATCCCGGCTGTGCCTTTATGTACTCAGTATAGTAATTTTTCTGAAGCTCATAGGAAGAAGTCTGCTCATCATTGTCAGTGGAAACACGGACATAAGCTGCAACACGCCGAATAGAGGTGCTTTCTCCAAACCCCTCCACTGCCTTTGCCGGGATGACTTCCAATTCAGAAGCATCCACTCCCTTATATCTGTCTCTGATTTTCTGCTTGCGGTCTACCGCTTCTACTCCACTGCTTCCCATGTACTTCCTCTCATTCTTCCGGCTTTATGCTCCAATACCACTGACGCATCTTCCGATAACTTCGGATGCCGAGTTCTTTTTTCGTATTTTCTGCTGTCCTGCGACTGATGCCTTCGTCACTCATCCGCATATAGATTTCTCTTGCTCTCATATCGCCTTCGGAAAGCAGCTTTTTTATCAGGTATGCTGCTTTCTCAGACTTTGATTCAAACTTCGGAGGCTCTGAATCTGCTTCCGGGTCAGTTGGAATCTTACACTCCAGCCATCGAAAACCCTCCTCGGCCGTTATTGAGAAACGAATCTCTCCATCAGATGGGGCCAGATTGTTCTTGATCTGTCGTACAATGCGAATGTCTTTGTTTTCCGGATCATGCTCCATCTGCAGAACACTTCTGGCTGCTGCCACAACATCCACACTACCAATGCTCCGGTACAGATCTTTTGTCCCCTCTTTCTTGTTGAGGTGACCAATCAATACAACTGCACAGTCATACGCAGATGCCCACATTCCAAGACGCTGCATCAGCTTTCTCGCCCTGCCTGCAATCTGAAGGTCAGAATCACTCCCCAGATATGCCTGTATCGGGTCAATGACCACCAACCTTGGACGAAATTGTATAATCGCCTTTCTGATACGTTCATCATCCAGCGTCAATCCACTGTTCATTTCTTCATTTATAAAAGCTACATTCCTACAATCTGCTCCACACGTTTCCAATCTCGGCTTGATGGTGTCTGAAACATCATCTTCCGAACACTGGTAAATGACTTTCTGAGGCATTCCAATAGACTTTCCATCCGGCATAGTTCCACCCTTTGATAATTCTGCAATCAGATTCATCATCATGGTAGACTTTCCATCGCCGGGGTCGCCTTGCAGCAATGTGATCTTCCCGACTGCAATGAACGGATACCACAGCCAGCGAACAGCTGTTGCTTCTACATCACTATATAATGTGAAAATTCCTGTTTCCTCTTTGCCTGTCATTCCCTTTACCTTTCATTTGCAGTCTTTTACTACATTTATATTATAAGAGCTGCATGACATTTTGACTGCTACCTATCATGTAGCACGTTCCATGTTTTGCTACATAGTAGGTAGCAAAATGGCCTTAGACCACACAGCAGATAGGGGTGTGGCATTTTGCGGTCTTAAAAATCTCTCATATTCAGTTGCTATGTATTTTTCTCTGCGGGATAATCGTACCAGCCTTATGCGGGAAAACATAAGGAGGAACACATGGCTATTGACTATGAAGCCTTGGGCAAGCGTATTTCAAATGCCCGCAAACAAATTGGTATCACACAGGAGGCGCTCGGTGAACAACTTAACATGACCCGTAAACACATCAGTGTTATCGAAACTGCTATCAACCGTCCCAGCCTGGATACCCTGGTTGATATCGCAAATGCACTGAATGTATCTGCAGATGACCTTCTCGTAGACAGCCTGACGCACTCGGCATCTACTGCAGATTCTGAGATTCACCGTCTGCTTTTGGACTGCAATACAACGGAACAGGAAATTCTTACCCGCACCGTAAAGGAACTGAAAGCAATTTTGTATGGTTTAGGAATCTGATTTTGTAACTCATTGACCATATAACAAAAGGCCCGCATAAGCCACAGCTGCACTTCGGCTCACTCCGGGGTGCTGTCTGTGGTTCATGTGGGCAGGAGCAAAAAAGAAGCCCGCCAGCGTTCCATGTAGGATTTTACACAGTGCGCCAGCGGGCAGTCATTTACTTACTTTTTCGGCTTAAACTTTGCGCTATAAGCATTTACTGCTGCATCGTGAATAAGCCATCCAAATTTTCTCAAAAAGTCCAATCGCTCTTCATCAGTCATCCATTTTGCAAGTGTATGAAGAACTCCCTCGTATCGTTCATTTTCTTTTCCGTTAAAAAACTTACCTCCGGGTCCCTGCTTAAATCTGACAGGAATCCCATTTTTAATTATCGTCCAGACAGTTGAACCACCATCTGTCTGAAACATGTCCCCAACCATGCCGTCCAGTTCTCCGGCATCCATTCTTTTTAGCAGTTCTCTTTCCTCACTCGTCATCTTCATCACCCCCACAATCCTCTACTTTTATATCTTCCGAATCATACGCTCCCATTGGGTATTCCCGAATCCAGCCTTCGATTTTTAATGTGTGGCCACATTCTGGACATTCATAGCAATCTTCAGAATTAAAGCTGTACACAAGATCCGGTCCCATACCATTTTCTTTTTCGTAAGAGCTTTCATCATACATGAAGTCCTCAAGGTCAATATTTTCTTCATGACCGCAATGAGGGCATTTGACTGCTCTTTCCAGAGAAACCGGCCGATATCCATACATATCCTCGATATCGATAAATTCTTCGCCTGCCGCTTCTTTTTCGCTGATGATGTCCCAATAATGCTGCGTCTGGAAAGTTTCAAATTCTGCGCTGTCATCCAGAAGGTTATCCAGCATTTTTAAGGCATTCCTCTTTCGTTCAAGTTCATCATTGATATACTGCTTCCGTTCACGGATTGCCTGTTCAAGATCAATTTCTCCTGCTTGAAGTTTTTTTATATCTCCACAGGTTAAGCCAGATTTTGTAAGGACAACAATCCTCTGCAGATTTTTGAAATCTGCTTCTGTATAATCCGTTGCCTTGTTTCCCACCGGCGGATGTTCTGGTTTGAAGATACCCTCACGCTTAAAGAGTTTTATGCGCTCTGCATCAATGCCTAATTTTTCTTGTATTTCTTTTGGTCTCATAACATTCGACCTCCTTTCTGAAACCGAGTATAGCACATAGGGACTTTGTCCCCGTCAAGCCCTAAATATCATTTTTTCTAGATTTAAGGATACTCGATTCCAGTTTTATTTCAAGGCTTTTCTAAATGATTTGTATATTTCAGGCTTCGATATGCATCTCCAATAAAATTCACGAATTCCGGACTCATTGTCTCAACCATACTCTTTCCCTCTACATTCTGCAAAACAGCAATACTGACTCCGGACATATCATCTTCCCTCACTTCCAGTTCTCGTATCGAATCCGCCACAGCCTCATCGATGAACGCAGCGAACTTTGCCCCATCAACATGACTTTGCACTGGCATCGGTGCGCCGCCTTCACCGAACAGCTGTATCACCTTCGGGTCAATGATGCTCTCCACCTTTTTCAATGCTTCTTTCTCTGACATCCGCCTCAGATAGCCTTTCATTGCACTTGCCACAATGATCTCCATCACTGTTGTTCCATAATCCTCAACGGACAGCCAAGCCAACTTTTTCATGTCAATCACTCCTGCTATGTGTATTTCTGTATCCTCACCATATACCAAAACTCTGCACATAGCAATATGTACGATAAAAAATCCGTACAAAGCAAAAAAGGGCCCTGCCGGTATGCATTTCCACACATCCGACAGGGCATTCTTTCCTTTATACAGCCTGCTCTCGTTTTGCTTTACTTCTCAGATATCTTCGGTACTGAACCGTATTGTCATACACCCGGTACGGGGCATCGACCAGCGTCACCAGCCCATCAAGGCTGCATTTCTTAAATCCCAGAAAACTGGTCAGTGTCCTCTGATTTCCACAGGTGGGCAGCGTTACACCAAAATTCGTTTCATAAAGTACGATGTCGCCTTTCACCGTTCCCTTTTTCATAAAGGCGCAGTAAATGCCCTTTTCAAAATGGAGCAGATCCGGTGCTTCCGTGATCCTCTCCGGCGTTATCTTCAATCGTCCTCTGTTCAAACTGGCGACCGCACCGTCAACCGGCTTTCCATCCACATCCCGAAACAGGCTGCCCTGCACATCCAGCCCATTCACCTTCAGCGGCATACCGGCGGCATTCTGTTCCGGCAGTTCTTTCAGGCAGGCAATGAAAAGGTCAAAATTCTTCTTCATAACCGTAAGGGCTCCCTGTTCCTGGCTCAGCGTTTCTTTTTCCTTTCGGAAACTCTCAATTCGCTGCCGGATATCCTTTGCCAGACTTGCATAGGCTTCGATTTCAGACCCTTCTTCATAGTCAGCATGGTAGAAGCTCGTACCAATATCATTTCCCGTCAGCCCATTTCGGATATCACTGTCAATCTCGTCCAATGTGATGTTGCCCTCCGCCAGTGATTCATTCAGTTCCAAATTCTGCTCCAAAACCGCATCGCGCATGGCCGTAACCTGACGGCCGATCGTCTCCTGCAGTTTTTCTTCCAGTTCCTTGATCTGGGCATCCAGCGTTTCCAGTCTTTCCACCGATACGCTGTTTCCTTTCATCTGCTGATACATCTGTTCACAGGCTTTATGAAAAAGTGTGCTGATTTCCGAAGCTTCATGATTTTTCTCATAATCCCGTTTCAGACGGTACAGCATTTCCATAAAGCTCTGCTCCAAGGCACATTCATGGATGCTTTCCGAAGGGCATCTTTCATTTGCTGCTTTTCTCTCGGCATCCGACAATCTCCCGTGTTTTTCCCTGCAGTACAGCTTCTGGTCCGGTGTGCCATTCTGTCTGGGCTTTTCGCCCTCACGCTTTCCCATCTTCTGTTTGCACCGCCACACGGGATAAGCATATGCGTATTTTTCAAGGTAGATATCCGTATCGCCACCAGTTGCTGCAAGGCTTCGGTCATCCGTGTACCCGGTTGCCACACCTGTATAGGTCACACGGAAGAATCCCTCACCGCATTCTTTTCCGGCTCTTTCTCCATGTTCAAGAACCGCACCGCAAACTAGATTTCCAAATGGCGAGCCGGTGTATCCTCTCTTCTTCTTTTGAGCCGATACCGAATCTCCGACCTTGCTGGGCTTTTCATAAAGCATCGTCTGAGCCTTGTCCCATGTACTGCGGTCAATGATGCCAACATGATGGTTTTCTACATAATAGCGAGGTGCCTCACCTTTGTTGATCGTGGACCGATGGGTCAGGAAATCCTTTGTGATGGTCTTCTGCATCTCAATGTCACCCACATATTTTTCATTCCGAAGAACTGTGAGCACAGAACTTGCCGACCAGTTCTTTTTGTTCACCGTCTTTCTGCCAAGTTCATTCAGCTCCTTTGCAATACGGTTTGCCGTCTGTCCACATACATACCGTTCAAAAATATAACGAACCGTTTTTGCCTGTTCCGGATTGATCACCCATTCACCATTTTCACCCTTGTCATATCCAAGCATCCGGTTCAGATCAATCTTCGGCTTGCCAGCTTGGAAATTCTTCTGGATCGACCAGCGGATATTGTCCGAAATGGACCGGCTCTCATCCTGCGCCAGTGCGGAAAGAATAGTCAAGATCAATTCACCGGTCGCATCCAGCGTGTCGATGTTCTCTTTTTCAAAGTAAACACCAACCGGAGGATTCTGCTGCCGAAGCTGGCGGACACAATTCAGGGTGTCCACCGTGTTTCGGGCAAATCGTGAAATCGACTTGGTCACGATATAATCCAGCTTTCCGTCCAGGGCATCTGCCATCATGCGGTTGAAATCCTCACGATGTTCCCTGCTGGTTCCTGATTTTGCCTCATCTGCGTAAATGCCTGCAAATCTCCATCCGGGTTTGTTCGTGATCAGATTTGTGTAAAACGCTTTCTGTGTGGTGTAGGAAGTCTGCTGGCTTTCATCCCCTGTGGAGACTCGACAGTATGCCGCCACACGGATATTGCTCTGCACCTTCAGCTGACCACCGTTATGCACCGACCGCTTTGTAGCCGGTATCACTTCTACTTTTTTCTGTGTCATATACTCTCCTCCGTTTCCTTCATATCTTTTTTCCGTTCCGACGCTTTCTATACTCTACCTGAACCGATTCTCCAAGGATCTCTGCTTCATTTTCCGCAAACTTTGGTTTTCCATCTTTGTCGTATACCCGATAATCCTTGAAGTCCTTTATAGTCCTTCTGGCTCCGAAAGCAGTAAATTCCATTCCGTAAATGGTCCGGTAATGGATCACATCTCCGTCCACTCTGCCAGATTCAATATTTACGGCATACATTTCCCGGCTGAAGGTTAGCATATCCGGTGTACTCAAGAACACACCCGATTCCGTCCACTGCGGTTCTTTATCATCCAGACCATGCACCACCAGCTTCTGTCCATAGCGGTTTTGCTCCGGCAGGGCCAGCAGTTCCTCCAGAAAATATTCATACCTCTTTTTCAGGATGATGCCGCCTTCACTGCTTTCTTCCAAAATGTGGAGTTCGTTTTCCAGTTCTTCTTTCCGCTTCAGAATATCCTTCAGCAGTTCATTGTACATTGCCTCGGCACTTCCGGCCGCAGGTGTGTAAACACCATCCACACGCTGTTGATCCATCCCCTCCATAATAGCGTCCATCTGAATGCTCCCATCCCGAATGGACTCCTGTAAGCTCTCCTGCAGGAAAACCCGTTCCTGCTCTGCCATTTTCTTCTGTGCTTCCATCTGCTTTTTCATAAGGCGTTTACATTCCTGTTCCAGCTTCTGAAGCAGTTCCCTGAGTTCCAAAATCCGTCCTGAATGGTCTTCCGGCTCCCTCTGGCATTCACGGTATTTGACCGCCAGCTCCGACTGCTCTTTGTTTTCCTCGTAATCCCGTTTCAAGCGGTAAAGCATCTCCATAAAGCCTTGTTCAATAGCGACCTCATAAAGCTCCTCTGTGCAGTCTTTATCCGAACAGCGCATCTTCCCAACACCATAAATCGCAAGTCCCTGCCGTTCCTTGGTATCTTCAATGGACTCTGCATCCACCCAGTATGCGGCAATCTTTCTCCTCTTGTGGACCATCGTCTTTCCGCACGCTGGACACGAAAGGTTTACATAGCAGATATTGAGAGGATCACGGCTTAGTAGCGGCGGCCTCCGTTTCATTTCACTTTGCACGATCAACCAGGTTGCCCGGTCGACGATCGGTGCGTGGTGGTCCCTGATGTAATACTTTGGAAGCTGCCCTCTGTTCGGAACCGCCTTATGGGAAAGAAAATTGCTGGTCACATATTTCTGCATTTCCAAATCGCCCACATACTTCTCATTTAGGATCACATTCGAGAAGCTGCTGGGGTTCCAGTCTGTGCCAGATACCGTTTTCCAGCCTCGCTCGTTCATCTCTTTAATGATAGTTGCACGGCCGGCTCCGCAGGCATATCTCCGGAAAAGGTAACGCACCGGTTCCGCCTGCTTTTCATTGATGATCCATTCTCCGTTTTCCCCTTTGTCATATCCGATCATCCGGCTTAGATGGACCATCGGCTTTCCTTCCTGGAACCGCTTCTGATAAGACCAGTGGATGTTATCCGAAATGGAATGGCTTTCTTCCTGGGCAAGTGCGGAGTAAATGGTCAGGATCACCTCACTGGTGGAATCCAGAGTGTTGATGTTTTCCTTTTCAAAAAAGATGCCCACAGGAGGTGTCAGCTGTTTCAGCTGTCTTGCGCAGTCGAGGGTGTCCACGGTATTCCTTGCGAATCTCGATATGGATTTTGTGACTATTAAATCGATTTTCCCATTTCTCGCATCCTCCAGCATCTGGTTGAACTCATCCCTATGCAGGCGGCTTGTTCCGGCGATTCCCTCATCTGCATAAATTCCTGCGAATGTCCAGCCCGGATGCCGCTGTATCATATCCGTGTAGAATGCCTTCTGGGTCCGGTAGGACGTTTTCTGTTCATCTGAATCTGTGGACACTCTGCAGTAAGCTGCCACCCTTAACCCCTTTGGCTTTTCCTGGGCAGCCTTTTGAGCCGTCGCTTCCTTTATCAATCGTAAAACCTCTGACATTTTTCCTCACCCTTTCTTTACATATTTTTTCCGGTAGCAGTTATCCCGCATGGCCTGTCCGTCAAAATAAGATGCCGTATACCGGTAATCTTCTATATTACTGTACATGACAACCTCTGTCCTTGTATCATCATACCAGTGAACCGTATAGTTCAACGGGGAATGGACCGTAATAGAAAGGACAAATGCCTTGCAGTAATCTGAGGTCACTCCATTCAAAAACTGCACCACGCCATCCCTTCCTTTCGGAAGTTCCTTCATCCATTCAATTGCCCGTTCTCTTCTCTCGTGGTCATTCTCCAAATCCTCCCAGTACCCTTCCAGATACTCCAACCGTTCTTCCAGATGCTTTTTCTCATCCATATCCCGGTCAAGTTTTTCTTTCAACCTTCTGATTTTCTCAGCATTGCTCTGAATGACTGCCTCGTCGATGCTCTCATCTCCCAGCAGTTCGCGTCTGGTCTGCATCACATCGTTCTGGCTTTCCAGAAGACGCAGTTTTTTCCCACTGTTTTCCATTCCAATCTGAAGGGTGGCAATCTGCCGTTTGTAAAAAGCACGGTCCCGTTCCATAAAATCAGTGTGCTGGATATTCTCCAGTCTTTTGATCATCTGCGGAACAAAGTCATCAGCTTCCTTTGTAAAACCTTCAAACTGCTCTCCGTAACGGCCGCTCATGATATCTGCCACTCCCACATTGTCATGAATTGGCTGTGTGCTCAGCCGGAATCGTTCAATGATTGCTTTACGGAAAGCCCTCACAATCTGCTCTTCATAGATTTTCTCGCAGTGGCAGATTCTCTTTCCATTATCAATCTCAGCTGTTGGGCAGTACCAGATAGGATAGTTTTTTGAATTTCTCACTCGGAAGAATCTGCCGCATTCTCCACACAGGATCCTTCCTGAAAATGGCTTTGATCCTTTCTTTACTCCCTTCTCTTTCTTGGCGGCATTGGCTCTGCGGATTTCCTGAACAGTTTCAAACAGTTCTTCATCTATAATCGCCGGATGGTGGTTCTTTACCAGATACTGCGGAAGTTCTCCATTATTCCGCTGGGTGTTATGGTTCAGAAAGTCCACGGTGTATTTTTTCTGGATCAGGACAGCTCCTGTATATCGTTCCCTTTGTATCATCTGAGAAATAATCCTTCCAGTCCATCCTTCTTCCAGATCACTGTTCAGCTGTCCTTTCTTTGAGTTCTTTTTTCTGGCTTTGACCGCCACGGTCTCAGGAGCTGGAATCCGGTCATAATTCAAACCTCTGGCAACATCTGTATAGGCAGTACCCTCTGCCACCTCCTGAAAAATCCGGCGCACGATTTTTGCTTCTTCTTCCACAATTTCGATATCCCTATACTGATATCCACTTTCTGTCGTGACCATCTTTCCATTGTAGCGATACCCATATATGACCATGTTCTTTACCTCACCTCTCGGATAGCGCATCTTATTTCCAAGATTGATGTTTCTGGAAATACTCCGGCTTTCTTCCTGGGCAATCGCCGCAAGTGTCGTAAGAATGAAATCACTGGTCGGATCAGCTGTGTCCAGATTTTCTTTCTCAAAAAGGATCGTCACATTGTTGTCATGCAAAATATTAAGGGCGGTCATAAAATCCGCCGTATTTCTGGAGAAACGGGAAATCGACTTGCATACAATACGGTCTATTTTCCCTTCCCTGCAGTGCCGCAGAAGTCTTTTGAATCCAACACGCTTATCCTTGACCGTTCCTGAAATTCCATAATCGGAGTAAACCCCGATTGGATTCCAGTCTGGATTGTTTTCGATCAACTGATGGAAATACCGTTCCTGCGTTTCGTAGGAGTTTTCCTGGTCACTGGAATCAGTGGAAACTCGAATGTAAGCGGCTACATTCAGATGCCCTTCCTTTTCCTTTGTCCTGCGAAAAGAAGCTGTGGAAATAAATCCATTTTCTTCTTTCATTGCTTCTGCCTGTGGTTGGAATACCGCCTCGAACTCACTTCTCAGCCCACCGACCCGTTCCATAACAGGAACTGCCTGCTGCATTTTCTCCTTTGCAGCCAGCGCCTTCTGGATCAGGGAAGCAATTCCGGCATCTCCGTTTTCCTTGGATTCGGATAACGGCAACTTTGTCTTTTTCTCTTTTTGTTGGGTAGACATCTCTTGGCGCACAACGCTTTCCTGCAAAAAAGAAGATACAGCCGCCTTCTTTTCAGAGAGGTCAGCTGCACCACTTTGTTCCTTCACCGCTTCATGAGATTTCTTTTCCGGCACAGGCATCTGAGTCACAGATGTAGTTTCCGGCAGAACAGATTCGCTCTGTCCAGTCGCCGCCATCAACATCTTTGAAAGCTCGGCTGCTGAAGCATTCGGGCGGCTTTTCTGTTTCTGCTGTACGGTACTTTTGACCGTTGCGCTCTGCAGTTTCTGCAAAAAATCATTTGCTGTACTCATCTTGTTCTCTCCTTTCCGCCCATCTGCTTTTCTCTTCGGGCAGTCACATATTCCCTCTACTGCGTGATATTATCAAGTAAATTCGCTGCAGAAAGACGGAGAATAATCCACCCGATTATTGTCCTATCTGCACCATCCAATATGTAAAGGCCCTGACTGAAAAGACAGAGCCGTATCTCTTACAGTTTCTTGGCAAAATCAAGGCTGATCCAGCCATTACGCTTACCGGCATAGGCCTTCAGCAGACCCCAACGTGTTGCTCCCTCACCGTCTGCTTCCTCTACAATTGTAAATACGCCTTTTCCAGTGTACTGCCCGGTCTTAGCATAGTTCGTACCAGGTCCCTTACGGATATTAAGGTCACTGATTGAAACGCGTACCGCATACGGGCAGTTTGCCTTAACTTCCGGGTAGACTGCCTTACCCGCCGGATCATAAACGAAATAGCCCGGATTGACATCCGCACACTGCTTTGCGTAAGCCAGGTCATGGAAAGCACCCTTCTGAGAAGCCTCATTCTGCCAGCTTTTGCGGACACGGTACCAGCCGGAGATAACCGTACCCTCAGAAGCCTTTGCCACATCATACTGCGTAAGGTTCCAACGCTCGATGATACTGCAAAGGTTCTGTACATAGGTGTGGCTGGTCGCATAACCACCATCTTTGATCAACTGTACCGCTTTCTTGTAATCCGTGCAGCCGGCCAGACCTTCATAGCGTTTCTTACTGCCGTTCATCGCACCGAGCAGATATGCGGCATGGTCGGCAATGGAATCCTCCACACAACTGTACTTTCGGAAGTCGGCTGTGATCGTGACCATCGAGCCATCGTCATTCTGCTCCTGTGTTTTCTTGGTATAGACAGACTTGCCATCCCAACTGCTGCCGCTCCAGCTGTTCCCGGAAAGCGAAGTCTTCATGCCAAAGCAGTTATTAGCATTCTGTGCCAGCTCAGATTTACCGTAGCCGGACTCAAGAATGAACTGCGCCATTGACACGCAAGCAAGAATGCCAGTGGTTTTCTGGTTCGCAGTAAACAGCGGACCGATCTTTGCAACTGCTTCTGCTTCAGAAAGATTTTTCAGTGAAGAAGCCTGCATGCCAGATGAGGATGAACCGCCCAGTGCTGCAGTCACCTTTGCGGCCAGATCACCAAGACGGGCATACAGCCAGTTTCCAGGGCAGCTTTTGTTTGCAAACCAGCGGTGAACTGTCAGAACCATCTCGTCTGCGGCAGGTACATAATTGAGAGTTTTATTCTTATCTCCCAGCCACAGAAGTTTTTTCTTGCCGTTTCGTCGGCAGATATCGGTACAGAGCTTAATGAGTGAACTGTACACCGCACTGTTCATGGCATACGGCTCATTCATACCGCTGGCACATTCGATGGTGACCGCCCTCTGGTCATTGGCATTGCTGGACGAACACCAGCTGCGGTTCTTTTCCTCGACACACAGTGATACACGGCCATCCGTGCCGATACCGTAGTTGCAGCTTGCCTGACGGCTCGTGCTGGTGAAGCAGCCGCAGATGCTCTCCGCAGAAAGCTGACCAACCACACAATGCGGCGTGATACGGTCGATGCTGTGTGTCCTCTGACCGGAATGGTTCGGAGAGAGCTTGGTGTAAACAACGAGTGGACTATTGGTATATCCCATAATGATTTCCTCCTTCTAAAAAAATTGAGGCCCAGATCACTCTGAACCTCGTGCTGTGGTTATTTGGTTGTTACGGGATCAGCAGTTTCATGCCGACCCGGATAGCGTTGGAAGTCAGCCCATTCAGCACACGGATATCCGCACAGCGGCTGCCGCTCCCCAGTTCCCTTTCTGCGATCTTCCAGAGATTATCACCGGGAACCACAGTATAGATCTTGCTGGCCGTGAAGGCATAGGTATCCGCACTGTTAAGAACGTAGGCCAGACCACTCACCGCTTCCGGGCACTTTATTTTCAGCCAGCCCGCACAGAATTCCACGATTTCAATCAGTGTGTTCCTTTTGTAAACGGTCACGACTTCTGCGCCAGTGTCCGGCATCTCCCGGATATTCATGAGGGTCTTGAGTTTGCCGTAGGCAATGGTTGCCGGAAGCTCCTCTGCAGTCGGGAACTCGTTCTCATCCACTTCAGCCTCTGCTTCTTTCTCCGCTGGGGTATCTTCCACAGGGGCTGTGGTTTCCGGCTTTTCTTCCGGGATATCGTCCACAACTGCTTTCTCTTCACTCTCATCTGCACCAGTATCTGGTACAGCCTCTTCCGGATAGATCACGTTGCCGTCATTGTCGAACACATGGCTGCCGGGGTTCTCATCACACTTGGCTTTTGCATTCGCCAGCAGACGGTACGCTCCCAACTGGGATGCCTCATCTTCCCAGACTTCACGCACACGGTAATAGCCGTTTGTCAGCTTTGCGGGATACTCTTTCTTACTCATATTGCTTTCCTCCTACTAATGAAGGAGAGGCTCATCACCTCTCCCCGTTTTCCTTACTCTTTGTTCTGTTTGTCGCTCTTTTCTTCCTTCAGCTGTGCCAGCATCTCCTTCAGCTTATCCGGCACCGGAAGGCCAATGACAGCTGCATTTTCGAGGCAGCTCAGACCTTCATTTGCCAAATAAAAAAACACAACAGCAGTTCTGATGGCCGCACCGTTCTGAAGAATCTGCGTATCAATGATGTTAGCAATGCCAACCAGTACGAAGATACACACCTTCTTGGCAATACCCTTAAAGCCAACTTCAGAAGAAAGTTCATGCTTGATGGCTGCTGCCAGCACTCCGGTGAAGTAGTCGCAGACCACAAACACCACCAGTGCATAGAGGAAGCCATCAAATCCACCGAAGAACCAGCCCAGGAAACCACCCAGACCTGCGAACATCCACTCAATCTTATCGATCACATTCTGCATAATCTTGTCCTTTCCAGCCCCTTTGGGGCATAAAAAACAGGCGGTTTCTCTGCCGCCCTTACGAAAAAAATACTCCTTCTATAATGAACACCGTTTCACAGCAAATAACAGACACTTTGCGTGAAAATCAGTGGAAATTTATTTTCCGAATGCCCGGATCACAGATCCTACCACACATTCTCCAATTCTAGCGTAGCCCTCCGTACTGCAATGGAGCTGGTCGCCATTAAACGGATACGGCGAAGATCCTGTATATTTTTCCAGAATAATGCTGCCATTCCGCTTTTGGTAATATGACTGTCCGTTCACATACCGCTGCGGTGCACTTCCAACCACCCTGCCGGATGCATCCATCTGATACTTGGCATACTGCTCGTTCACAGCATTCTTCTGTGCGCCAAAGACACTCCAAGTCCTACGGTTGATCCCACTCTCATGCCAGAGATCACAGACTGCCACATTATTTGCCTGCGCCACATCCTTGATCGTATCTGACAGTTTTTCCATTGTCTGGCCAGTTCCGGTCGGATATTCTTCGTATCCGTCTGCATCCACATACGGATATTTGCCCGCACAATGCGGCGTTGCCACCAGCACATGACAGAGCAGATTCCCGGCATCCTCCAGTTCTTCATAGATGCGATTCAGAAGATACTGGATTCGACCACAGATAGTCTCCTTTTCCGGGTAGCAGTCTCCTACCGAACCGAGTACCGTTGCTCTTTCGTTGTAGGCCGGCAGCACAATGATCAGGCTGACACCTTCCACGTCAGCGGCCATCAGCGGTCGCAGGACACCATTCTTATCCGTTTCTGCATTGTACGTTCCATCCAGACCGTTGTCACCGTCCGTCATCCGAAGGATTCCGATGCCGCCCTTTGCATGGGTAGCAACATTCATACCGAGCAATTCTTCCAGCTTCTTCTGCCATTTTCCAGCCGCCGTAATGCTGTCACCAATGACCAGAGCCTTCTTCCCTTTCCAGCTACCGGACAGTTCCGCATATCCGGCAGTAACAGCTTTCTCTGCGGTATCAGATGCCCCAGCATGATCTGCCTTTTTCGCTGTCTCCGCATTTTCAGCATGATCCGCTTTTACTGCCACTTCCGCTTTTTCTGTAAGAATGGCGTGTGTCGCATTCTTCACAGCGGAGGCACGTTCCGTTATGCTGCTGTGACTGAGTACCTCAATCTCCTCATTGGAAAGCCCGGTCACGTTCAGCACCCACATGGTCACAACAAAGGAAGTGTAATTGGAACCCGTCAGCTGCACCGCAAAATTCAGATTATCCTTTCCACCGGCATATTCATAAACCAGATTCATTTGAAACGGAAGCGTTGCTTTATTCAGTGTTCCACACGGCACACGTTTTGCCCAGTTTGGAATGCCCGGTTCGATGATGCCAATGGAGACTTCTCCCAGCTGTGCGTCATTCGTTTCTACGGATTCCACCCTGCCAAAGACAAGATACTTCCCAGCAGCCAGACCACTCAGCCGTACTCCGCCGAACACGCCCCAGTCTTCGCTGCGGGTCACAGCAGCCTTTGCCCACGCATACGTTATGTCCTTTTCTTGAAACTTACTAGAAAAAGGAATCATTTCAGAAAAGACAGGACATCCATATGCTACATTGCCCAGCATTTCCCGTGCCTGATCTGAAATACCGGTTCTGTCTGCATACGGAACACTCATAACTTTTCCAGCAATACCCCATGTGTCATAATACTGAAGGATGCTGTCTTCAACCGGACTGCTGCTGATCAGAGACAGAACTTTCTGCAATTCATCATCGCTCTGCCCGGTCACATCCAACAGAACGCATCGGCTGTCGCACTCTACCACGGCCTCCTTCCTTGCAACGCACGGAGAAATGTCCAGCCGGTATGCATTCTCCAGAATCTCTCCGAAGAATACTACATAGATTTCACTTCCGTGGGCAACTCTTACCGCCTTCGTCACATGAGTATTCAGATTTGCACCTTTGGAATCATACTGGTAGCAGCTCACACCGGCGCAGGAGCCGGAAATCTCCCGGATCTTGGAGATGAACAGATATTTTCGGAATTTGCCCATTAGCATATTGGTAAAGCGATGGTAGAACTGACCGTAATCCGTAGTTCCCGTAATCCGGTAATCCAGAAATTCTCCTGCTTCACATTTAGCCCCCAGCAGAGCCGGCATCGCAGCCTTTGGGAACACCTCACCCAGATTACCATTGGAACCGGCAAGTGCCAGCTTTGCTCCGGTGATCCCATTCTCCACAGCCAGACTGTACTGCCCACGGATTGCTTCACCAGCGGACGGATACACCGTTCCATCCTGCCCAACCCGGACATCAACCAGTTCTGCCGCATAATCTGCCTTACTGTCTGTAGAAGCTGTCACATTTGCATCCAGCCGTTTGTTCATCTGTTCCATAGCTGTGTTCATGGCATCTTCTGTTTTCTGCATGGCATTCTGTGCATCAGATACTTTTGTGTTCACCCTGCTCTCTGCTTCGGATATTTCTTTGTGCATGGCAGATTCTGTTTCTGAAAGACTCCTGTGCATTTCTTCCACATCTTCTGCAACATCCGTTTCCAGTCTGTACATCTGGGCGTTGAAATGACTACACAGGCTCCAATAATCCGTATCGGACAGCACAGTACCTGCCGGGACTGGCTTTCTGGAAATATAACCATCCCCACTTTCCGCGTCCAGAACGATTGTCAGTTCCTCATATTCCTTTTTCTGATTCCATACGCCATCGTGTTTCGGAATGATCCGCTTACCCTTAAAAGTTCCCATAAAAAATCTCCTTCCTGCCGGTGTTTATCCGGCTGTCCTCATAACAGTTTCGGATAGTCACCCGGTCAGGGAGGAGTTCTTTTCTTATGGCGGTCAGGTTTTACCCCCCCCCGAACATTTTTTCGATATACCGTTTTTTCTTCATTTTAGTGTCCTTTCTCTTACTGTTCTAAAATTCCAAGTTCGATCATCTTCTTATACAGCATCGTTCCGATGACCGTCTTGGTTGCAGCTGTGTAATGAACGGAATCCGCCAGCAGTGTCTGCGGAACCTGTCCCTGTTTGATACGCTCGATGTCCGCATCCGTGGGATCAAGGCCTGCATCGTCCAGACCATAGCAGCTGATGACCGTCTTGCCATCCGTGTCATACACCGGATGCGCCAGATACTCTCTGAGGCTGACGAAACGTCTGCCAAACGCCTGCTTCATCTGCTTTTCATATTCTGCACGCTGGCTTTCCGTGCCAGACGAAAGGCCCAGCACCAGATATTCCTTTCCTTTGAAGTGGCTGATCATCTGCTGGTGCATCCGAATCAGATCTGTAAGGTCTGCATAGCCACCATTCTGACCAATAAAAAGAATCATCACTTCAGAAGGCTGATTGTGCAGCCGGTCAAATGCAGTACGGACCGCAGTCGGACGCTTGATTGTGACTGCTTCACCAGCGACAGAACGTGTAAACGTCCAGATGCCGTTGGTATCCGCATAGTTCGTGCCAGTCCATCGGAGTGTACCTTCTACCTCGCCGATCTTGACCGGATTGACATGGGCTCCACCCTGCAAAAGCGGTGTCACCTTGTAGCCTTCTTCCGTCAGGATACCGGAATCAGTTTTCCGCACAGCGATAGTTACCGGCTCACAGGCCGCCGGGATCGTGATATTATTGACCAGCATCACATCAGCTCCCTGGCGGGCAGCAATCGTTCTGGCATTCTCGCCACCGGTACCGCCGTTGTAGACCGGAATCCCGGACAGTTTCTGAAGAGTGGACGTCCATCCACCTCCTGCGGTAAGGGAATCGCCCCAGCAGACAATGCCGGTCAGTGCCGTTGACGAATTTTCCAGCTTTTTGAGCCGTTCTTCCTGACTGTTCACCGTTTCTTCCACTTTCTTCACATTGTTTCCCGTTTTTTCCGCATCTGCTGCCATCTGTTCCATGGAAGAATCCAATCTTGCAAATCGCTCTCTCAGTTTCCCATGGTTCACATAGGAGCCCCAATAAGTGTATTTGCTCTGGAAATAGGTTGCCACTTCGTCTGCTGAAAAACGATCATCTGTAAAAACAATATCCTGCCAGTACCATTTCGGAGTCCACTCGACTGGTTCCTCACCAGAATATTTCAGCGTATTCCAGATACCAAACCATCCTGTCTTAAAAGTTCCAGCCGCTTCCTGTGCCTGAATCACATCCAGAATTTCCTGCGTGAAAGCAAACTTCCAGACATACATCCTGCGGTTTCCGTAAATGGTACGCTTCAATACGGGTGCGACATTGATTGGATTGGTAAACTTGCCATCCAGATAATAGGCGATCAGCAAACGATTCTCATACGTACCACCCTGAACACCTTCCGGATGGTTCTCACATTCCTCAATTTCACACAGATAGCAGTATTGGTATCCCTCCCTGAACTTCCGAAGCATATCATCAAACGAAATCATACCGGAAATTTCTTTTTTATACCCCTGATTGTGCGTCTGATCTGATTCTTTACTCAGTCCGATATGAAACTCGACCACTTGGTCAAATCCAGTTCCATTGATCTTCGCGCTTGCTCGATTGCCAGTACTCTGGAACCCATAGCGATAAGCATACGGATATTGATCCGGGTACTGCAGTGTATCCATTCCCGGAGAGTAACGTACTTTCTCTTGATTCAGAAGTTCGTCTGCCGGCACCATAAAGAAGTTATCTGCAACGACAGCACTCCCGGCGCTTCCGGCATACCCGGCTTCCTCTGCGCTCTCGGCATTCTTTGCATGGGTAGCACTTCCGGCTTCGTTAGCAAATGTCGCTGTTTCTGCATGGTCTGCACGGCTTATAAACCGTGACCGGGCAATGAAGGACTGCTGGTTTACAATAGAGGTTGTCAACTGGATCTGTCCCAGATTTTCTACGATTTTGTCATTCAGAAAACTGCCTGCGAAAACGATATACAGCGGTTTCCCCAGTGCAATGACTTTTTCCACCATCTCCTGTTCCAGAGGGTAAAATATCCGGGAGCCGACCGTAACGGATGTGGTAATGATCGGGGTGACCGTGGATGCCCAGCTTCCAATACTGTTGACATAAAAGCGAACTTTCACTTCTGCCCCTTCAAGCTCCTTGTTTTCTTCCGGTCCGATGCCCTCCAGAGTCAGTTCCAAATACAGCCGGTCCAGCCGTTTCAGCTTCATCATCTGCTCATAGGAAATGCAGTAAGCAAAATGCAGGGATGACCATTGGGGCTTTTCATACTGTGTCACATAGGCAGCATAGTCAAACTTGAATACCACATTCTGACCATCCACCTCTGCTCCTGTCACACCTTTTGACAATGCGCCATTCGTATTGTCCTTCGGCCCAAAATAATGGGATACCGGCAGCCTTGGTGCTGCCATTGCATCGATCAGTTTCAAACGCTCAGCCAGGCTGTCATATTCCACACCTGCAGAGTCTGTATGACAGTCCGTCACCTCTTTCAGGATTGCCTCGTGCGCCCGCAAAAGCTGTGGCAGGGATGCCTCTCCGGCTCTGGCATTGATGATCTCCTGCTCCAGCATTCGCAGCCGGTCATGCTCAGAAACATACTTCCAGCCAAGATCCTTGACAGCTGTTGTTTCATACGCATACACATAAAACTCACTGTCCTGTGCAGCAGCTTTTTCCCTGCGGATACAGAAATAGAGTTTTCTGGATGCCGTGTACTTCGTCACAAACTCTTCCCAGCGGCTTTCGGAAAAATCCAGATCAAACGCTGCCAGATAGCCGTTTTCCTCATTCAGCTTTACTGCACTGAGGGGCACACAGCCAACTTTTCCATTATCACTGCCCCATGCATTCGGGGAGTTCGTAATGATAGCCTGTCCTTCATACGGCACCTGATTACTCAGAATAACGATCCGGAACGACTTTTCTTTGCAATCTTCATAGGAACCGAAGAAGCCAAGAAAAGTTCCCGTGTAGCCAGAAACATGATGAACCAGGCAGCGAACAGCTGAACCTTCCATACTATTCTGAACAGTATTCTCATTCCGGTATGCAGTTCCCATTTCTGCTGGAACAATTTTTCTTGCCAAACCTGCCGTAATGCTGCGGATGGCTTCCCCGGCACTCGGATAGGTAGTTCCTTCGCTGTCCACTCTGGTATCCACCAGTTCTGCGGCATAGTCCGCCTTGCTGTCCGTGGATGCCGTCACATTTGCATCCAGACGTTTATTCATCTGGGCAACTGCCGCATCCATGCTGTTCTGTGTGTCTTTCATGGCAGACGTTGCAGCAGTTACCTTTTCACCCATCCGGTTCTCTGTTTCTGAGAGTTCCTCTGCCATTTTCTGATGGGTCTGCGAAAGTTCCTCACTCATTGCTGACTTCGTATTGGCAAGGTCTGTGTGCATTCCTTCCACATCTTCTGCCACATCCGTTTCCAGACGGTGCATCTGGGCATTGAAATGACTGCACCTTGCCCAGTAGTGCTCGTTTGTGAGCAGCGTACCGGCGGGAACATCATACCGGCTGATATAGCCATCCCCTGTTTCCGGGTCAAGGACGATCATCAGCGGTTCATAACTTCTCGCCTTATCCCAGTCTCCCTCATGACGGGGAATGACTCTCTTTCCAAGAAATTCTCCCATTATATCTCCTTCCTGCCGGATTTCCGGCATCATTGTTCCTTTTCTTCTCCATACTGGATGACCAGCTGTGATTCTTCATCCAAAGAAAACACCAGACCCAGATCATCCCAGGACTGAAAATTCAGATAGCCGTTTCCGTCAATAGAACTGTTGACCATCTTGTCATACACATCTGCTGCCACTTTTTCCATCGTACTGGAATAAGAGCCCTTCATCAGACCCAGTTCATCGTCCGACTCCATGACGAGATATCCATCCTCAGAAATATAGAAGCCTTGAATGCCAGACATCGTTGCATCCACGCACTGCTTATAGGTCAGCGTTGCAATCTTCCGGTTCGTGATTGCTGCCCGTGCCACGTTCAGGGTCAGGTTGAACATTCCCAGTACATCCCCATCATCAGAAAGAAGGTAAATGTCAATTGGAAAACGGCCATACACTTCCGTCATAAAAGAAGTGACGGTCAGGATGATCGTACCGGAATCCACAAACACAAGCTCCGGTCTGGATTCGCTGGAATACTGGAACACCGCTCCATCTGGCCTTGTACCCGAATAGCTGACGATGGTACCTTCCTGCACAACATATTCCACCGAATTCTGATATAGTCGACATCTGACTTTTCGTGCCTGATTGTCAAACTGTTTGACCGGAATCTGCACCGGGATCAGATTTTCCGTGAAGGACAGTTCAATCTCCTGAAAGATCCGGACTGGTTTCGCTGTTGTCGCTGCCATCTCCTGTGCTTCCTGTGTCTGTGTTTCCACTATCTGTTTCCTCCTTACTGCCATCGCTTTCGCCTCCTCCCTGCCCGGTGTTGTCCGGTCCTTCTGGTTCTACTGGTTTCTCTGGATCTTTTGGGTCTTCTGGCTCATATCCAACAATTTGCCAGTTTTCTCCATCCCACAGCTTCAGCCGCAGATTCTTCTTATCGACCCACAATGCATCGTTCCCCGGCTCCTCTGGTGCGGTTTCCGATACTGGGATACTCGGCTGATACTTTTTATCCAGTTCTTTTTCGACATCTTCCGACAGCTTCTTTGCCACGCTGTATCTCTCATCCAATTCCTTTTGCAGTGCTTCCGAGAGTGTCGTGACATTTCCATACCGTCTATCCAATTCCTCAGCCAGTTCTTTGGATAACTTCTTTGCAGTTTCATACCGCTGATCCAGCTGCTCTTGGAGTTCGGAAGAAAGCGCTGTTGCCGTCTTATACCGATCATCCAGTTCTTTCAGCAGTTCCTCGGAAAGCTCCGTAGCTTTCTTGTAGCGGTCATCCAACTCCTTGAGAGTCTGTTCCAACAGGATCGCTGTCTGGACTGCGGTGTCATCGGATTCCCATCCGTAGCCCCACGTCTTACCGCCGTCTGTGGATACAAATAATCCAGCAGGGCTGTTCTTCCACGCAACTGTTGACTGTTTCAGGGATGCAGCATTAAAAGCATACCGGATTGTATTGCCTTTGCTGTCCGTCTCATTCTTATAATGAAGACCAAATAGTGCAGCAAAAAGCGCACCGTCATAAATGATAGACGCTGTGATTCCACCGACCTGCTCCCCAACTGCAGTCTCCGCACGGACAGCAGTGTCGTAGGCAATCGTTGCTGTATTCCGGATGCTGTTGAGCGAACCGGTCAGAGAAGAATTCCGGCTGCTGACCGTTGAGTTTGAGAGCGTAATGCTGTTATAGCGTTCCAGCAGCGCATCATACTCAGTCTCGGTGACTTTGGAACTGACTTCGATTCCCAGCTTTGAGATAAATACATGGACCGTATCACAGAGGGAAACACGCTCCGCTTCCACGATGTCCTCATACCCCGGCGTATTCCAGAGCTGTAAAAAGTCGATTTTGATGTCGATCTCCGGCTCCGTTAAGTCTGTGGTGTCGATATAGTTCTGTGCGTATTCCCGAAGTGCCGATTCGCTCGGCTTTTCCTGAAAATTGCTGGTACAGTCCAGCACGGTGATCTTCTGGTAAGGGATCGACCGTTTGCTTTGCAGCACCACCTTCTCCGGCAGCTCCATGACCGCCTGGGTTTCGTTGTCTACCCAGTACGGATGCACACCAGTGATCGTGTTCTCGATGGATTTTTCCATCCTGAAATCCGTCAGATTCTTGCCGTAGATGATGTGGACGTTATGGTCGGCACCTCTTGCCTTATGGAACCTGACCGTGTACCGGTCCCACTCGAATTCACCGCCAAAAACATCCAGAACTGACCCGGCCATACCTCCAAGGCAGTTTCGGAAGGAGGATGGAACTCCCAGCGTAAAGGTTGCACTGGATTCCACATCTGTCCAGACCTCAAATGGACAATCCGAAGCCGCATGGCTTTTCAGTCCCTGCATTGCCCCGACACATCCGGTCACTGAAAATGGTGATACCGTGATAAAGTTGAGCTGGTAGGAAATGTGCCGCGCCTGCACTTCCAACTTCCCATCGATTGGGGTCGTGATCTTATAAATGCGGAACGGCTGAGACTGCATGGTATCAGATGGCTTGGCAAGGATGATATTCCCCTCCTCCAGCATCTCTGCATGGATGCCATCTGCCGGACAGACCAGCTTCAGCTCATAGCTTCCGTTTTTCTTTTCCGTCACGGTACAGGACTGTGCATCTGCCAGTTTTCCGATGCCGTTATGGTCAAATTTCATTTCTCTGGAATCATATAAACATGGGATCACTGGCTGCACCTCCCTCTTACAGCGTCCACCAGCGAGGAGTCACCTCCACCGCCGTGATACCGCCTGTCCATGTGATCTGTGTCTTTCCCTCCGGCAGTTCCGGGAAGTCATCCGAAAGGATGGTTTCATTGCAGAAGCCGGAAGCGTTGTAAGCGTTGTGCGTCTCACAGTTGAGCAGCACGTAGTCCTTGATGCTATAGATGGTGATTTTCTCCTCACCCACATACAGCTCGCCACCCGAATCTCCGTAGACCTTGAAGATGGGCTGTGCTGGGAAAGCAAAAGGATTTTTGAGCGTTGCTCTACTCTCCAGCCGGATGCTCCTCTGCCCATCCACGCTCCACCGCTGGGGCTTACAGTTGAATGTCAGCCCCATCTCGGCGGCTTTCTGGGCAGTGACATCAAAGGCAAGGGCATCCTTGCAGACTGCCATCCGGAAGAAATCTGGATCATAGGTGTCCTGCAACTTCTGATATCCAATCGGAGATAACAGCCACGCCTTGACCGCTGCTGTCTTGGCTGGCAGACCGTTGAAGAAAAATGCCTTATACTTGATATCCACGTTCTGATATCTGCGTCTGCCTGTCCTCGCATTCTCGGTGATGATGTCCCCGTTCCTGCCGGGTACGGAGGTGCTCTCCACATCCGCAGCCGGGGAATCATACACACCGGGACCAGACAAATATAAAAGGAAGTCTTTGCTGGACTTCCCGGCAAAGGACAGATACTGTCTGGCGTATCTGCCTTTGAGCTGAAACTGTGATACTGTCTGCTTTGGGGTGTTATAGCCCATACACATCTACCTCCTTTATTTGAAGACCGAATCATCTTCGTGGATCATGCCGTTGATCTTATCGGCAACGGTCTGTGCCAGTTCATCATCGTTCCGGGCATTATAACCGTTAACTGTGATATACACACCGCCTAGGTTCGTCGTCCGGGTCGTACCGCCTCCGGCTAAAGCCGCCTGCGGGAAGTTCCAGCCAGAGCCATCGAAGTGCGGCAGGGTCAGTTCTGGCAGGCTGAAGGAACTGATGCCCTCCATTCCCTGCTGTACCTTTGCTGCCATCGACCTGATCTGACTAATCAGTCCACCCTCGCCTTTCTTGATGCCGCCAGTCAGCAGCTTCATGAAATCTGGCATATAGGTGTCGGCATCAGACAACGGGCCCTCGTCCGGCACCGAGAAGTGCAGGAACGAGCGGATTCCTTTTGCAACGCTCTTCACCGCGCTGCCGACCCAACTGACGCCCTTCTTGATGCCTCCTGCAATACCGCCAACAATGTCCTTTCCCCAGCTGACTGCCGAGGAAGCCACGTTCTTGATACCGCCCCAGATGGACGATGCCACGTTGCCAATAGCAGAAGCCGCATTGGAGATACCGTTCTTGATGGCCGACACACCCTTAGAGAACACCGACGTGACCTTGTTCCAGATATTTGTGACACCCTCGCGGAAGCCATCGCAGTTTTTCCAGAGAGCGGTCAGTCCAAGACCGATGCCGCCAACGGCTGCCACTGCGATACCTGCCGGACCCGCCAAGCCAGCAAGTGCTGTGCCTGCGGATGCTAGGAAACCACCTGCGGAGCTTGCTACGCCTGCAAGAGCCGTACCCGCACCTGCCGCCAGACCAGATACGGTCGTACCGACAGAACCGAGCAAACCAGAAAGTGTTGTCCCGACTGTACCGGCAATACCGCCCAGCGAAGAACCGATAGACGATACGATACCGGAAAGACTGCCGCCTAAGCCGCCGATCTTCGACACTACACCGGAAAGCAGCCCGCCCAGATTCGACAGGATTCCCCCACCGCTGGAACCAAGGCTTCCCAGCTTCGAGATGATGCCGGAGATTCCCTCTCCCAGACCACCCATTTTGGAGGTCAGCCCGGAGATCAGATTACCAAACTTTGACACGATCTGTCCGCCATCTGCACTGCCGATCTTCGACAGGAAATTTCCGATGTTGGACAGCAGACCACCACCGTTCTCTGTACCGAGGACATTGCCGAGGTTCTGCATCGTATTTCCGAGATTTCCGATGGTGTTCTTCATGGAGCCGAGCTTGTCCACAAGACCCGTGACCGTATTGACTGTGTCACCAACCTTGCTGATGCCGTTGCCCAGGCTCTTTAGGAAATCCGAGTTGAAGGTATCGCCAAGGCTGCGGATCGCATTCCCAAGGGAACTGGTCTGAGAACTCAGCTCTCCAATGGAATCCTTCATATCCGCAAAACTCTGCTTCACTTCATCGCTCATACCGCCGACTGCGGTTTTGGTGATGCCCTGCAAGTCTGTCCAGAGCTGCTGGAACTGTGTCTTCAGCCCGGAAAGTCCGGTCATCAGCTGGGACTGGATACCACTGCCCACATCCCTTGCCGCACTTCCGATACCGCTCTGGCTTCTCTTGATCGTGGTAGCAAAACTGCCGACCACAGAATCCATCCAGTCGCCCAGAGAATCCACCGGGGTTGTGAGGTTGCTGCTCATAGACCCGGCAAACCCCTGTACGGCTTTCACCACCGACTTGACATTTTTCTTAATACCAGTTGCCAACAGCTTCATGAAGTCGGGCATATAGGTATCTGCATCGGACAGAGGTCCTTCATCTGGTACAGAGAAATGCAGCAGACTTCTGACCCTGCTTGCGACATTTTCTGCCGCCGCAATCACGGAACTGGCTGCTGCCCGGACACCTGCCGCCATCTGGGAACAGATATCTGCGCCCCAGCGGTATGCCGAAGAAGCAATCGAACCAAGCGAGTTAAAACTGCTCCTGATATTTGCAACACCGGAGGAAACCGTGCTGCGCAGGCTGGACATTGCCGAAGACACCGTGGACTTGATGCTGTTGAAGGCAGAGGTCGTGGTGGATTTCAGTGTGTTCCAGCCGCTTGTGACCGTACTGCGGACAGCCGTGACAGAAGAAGTCGTAAGAGACTTGATACTGTTCCACGCCGTCGTAATGACCGTCTTGATACCATTCCAGCTGGTGTTCGTCAGAGTTTTCACTGCGTTCCATGCGCTGGTCATGGAGGATTTTACAGAAGCGGTCGCCGAGGTGGTAAGGGATTTAATCCCGTTCCACGCTGTGGTAATGACCGTTTTAATACCGTTCCAGCTAGTCGTTGTCAGTGACTTCACGGCATTCCATGCACTGGTCATGGACGTTTTCACTGCTGCTGTCGCAGAGGTCACATTGGATTTCACCGCCGAGAAGCCGTTCTGGATACTGGACTTGATGGTATTCCATGTGCTGGCGGTACTGGTCGTAATGGAACTCCATGCGGATCTCATTGCGGCACTCACACCTGTCGTTCCGGTCTTCACCGTCTGGCTGATGGCCGACCAGCTCTTACTGTATGCCTGTTCCACTCCCCTCATGGAGTTGGTGATGGAGGTAGACAGCGTGGTGGACAGGTTTTCTGCCGCCGCAGTTACAAGGCTGGTGTTGGTCGTGATGCCGTTTGCCAGTCCCTGCATGAAGTCCGGCATCCAGCTTTCCATATCTGCCAGAGGCCCCTCATCCGGCACAGAGAAGTGCAGGAAGGAACGGATACGGTCCGCCACTCCCGATACGGCACTTGCCACATCCTGAATCCTCGACTGGATACCCGACACAATGTTGCCGATCATGTCAGAGCCCCACGAGAATGCCTGTCCAGCCAGACCCTTGATAAAGGAAACTGCACTGTTAAAGCCGTTCATGATGGTGGTCTTGATACCGGAGATCGTAGAGGAAATCCCGGATTTCATGGAGTTAAAAGCTGTGGTCGCCGCACTTTTGATGCTGTTACTGAGGGACGATACTGTGGATTTCATGGCATTCCAGCCGGAAGAAACCACCGATTTGATGCCATTTACCACACCGGAGATCTTGCTGCTGATGGCAGTCCAGATAGAAGAAACCGTGGACCGAATCGCAGAAAGGACAGTCGAAATGACCGTCTTGATCGCATTCCATGCCGTGCTCATCCGGGTCTGAATGCCAGTCAGCAGCGGAGACAGGAACGATACAATGACATTCCATACCGTCGTCACTGCAGTCTGGATTGCTGTCAGCACCGTAGAGATAGCTGTCTGAATCGCTGACCAAACTGTAGAGAAAGTCGTCTGCAATCTAGTCAACATCTGAGTCACAAAAGCGACGATGGCGTTCCAGATGGAAGTGATCTTCGTCTGGATCGCGGTCAGTACTGCGCCGATCAGGATCTGGATTGCCTGCCAGATGGTCTCAAACAGATATTTGAACGCATCCAGCAGAGGTTTCATGGTGCTGTAGATGCCATTCCACACCGAAGTGATGGTGGTGCTGATGGTGTTCATGACCGTAGAGATCGCGGTCGAGATTGCCGTCCACACAGTTATCACTGTGGTATGGATCGTATTCAGCACGGAAGAAACTGCTGTAGAAATGGCAGTCCAGATGGTGCTGAAAGTCGTCTGGATACTCGCAAGGACAGTCGTAAAGAAGCTCGAAACTGCAGTGAACACAGTCGTTGCCACTGACTGGATAGCAGAAACTGTGTTTGAAAAGAAGCTGCTGATTCCACTCCACACGGTCTCGAAGAAGCTCTTGATACTGCCCCAGACCGTCTGCCAGTCCGTACCGAACAGACCAAGGAACACATCCAGTGCGCTCTTTAATGCGGTGAGCGTTGTGGAAAATACAGACTTCACACCTTCCCAGATGCTGGAGAAGATACCTTTCACCGCTTCCCATGCACCGCTCCAGTTGCCGGAGAACACATTGGAAAAGACATCAAACAGACCCAGTAAGGTATCCAGAACGACACCGAGGATGGTAGAAATATTCTGGAATGCGCCCTCAAACAGCGGTGCAAGCACCTGACAGAAGCCATCCCAGACTGTTTTCAGTACCTCAGTGACATCCTTAAAATCAAAGCCCAGCCCGTTGATCCGCTGTGTCAGCTGGTCACAGAAGCCTTTTACCTTGGAAACAATGTCGTTCCAGATGCCGGTAATGGCAGTACGGAACTCCTCGTTGGTGTTCCAGAGGTTCATAAAAGCCGCCACCAGCGTACCGATGACCGCCACTACTGCTACGACCGGGCCGGACAGACCACCCAGAACCACACCCAGCTTGCTGAACACACCGCTGGCACTGCCCACATGGGTGATGAGAAGCCGGACACCCTTTGCAAGAGAACTGAATCCCCGCATCGCTGTGCCAACGGTCGATATGGTCTTACCCAGTACAATAAGCAGCGGACCAATGGATGCCGCCAGAAGCCCGATCTTGATGATCGTTTCCCTGGTACTTTCATCCATACTGTTGAGCTTGTCCACGAACTGTTGCACGGCAGATACGATCTTGCGGATGGTGGGCATCAGGATATCGCCAAAAGAAATAGCCAGCTCCTCCAGCTGAGATTTCAGGATGGTGAGCTGACCATTTAAATTGTCCTGCATGGTCTCTGCCATGCTCTCGGATGCACCATCGCAGTTTTCAATGGCACCACGCAGTTTGTTGATGTCCGTCTCGCTGGAATTCATCAGGGCAAGGAAGCCGGACATGGCATTCTTGCCGACCAGTGCCTCTGCGTTGGCAGCTTTCTCAGATTCCGACAACCCGGAGAATGCCACACGGCAGTCCGCAAGGATGTCGTTCAGGCTTCTCATGCTGCCATCTGCGTTGCTGGTCGCAATCGTGACCTCACCGATGTTTTTACCAACAAAGGTTACTTCACCGGAAAGGTTGTTCATGATGGTACGAAGGGAAGTACCAGCCTGAGAAGCCTTGATACCACTGTTTGCCATCAGACCGATGGCTTCTGCGGTATCCTCTGCCGAGAACCCAAGCGCACCGGCGATAGGCGCACAGTACTTGAACGTCTCGCCCATCATGGAGACATTGGTGTTCGCATTGGAAGAAGCGGCTGCAAGGATATCTGCAAAATGCCCAGAATCCGCAGCGGATAAGCCGAATGCGGTAAGGGCATCTGTGACGATATCCGAAGTCGTGGCGAGGTCTTCACCGGATGCCGCCGCGAGGTTCATGATACCTTCGATACCATTCAGCATATCCCCCGTTTTCCATCCGGCCATGGCCATGTACTCCATCGCCGAGGCCGCCTCGGATGCGGAGAACTTTGTCTTTGCACCCATTTCACGGGCTTTTGCACGAAGCTGGTCGAAGTCATCCCCAGTCGCACCGGAAATGGCAGAAACCTTGCTCATCTCGGAATCGAAGTCGGCTGCGGTCTTCACTGCGGCAGTGCCAAGACCCGTTACAGCGGCAGTCACCGGCAGGAACTTCTTACCGACATTCTCCACAGAAGATCCAATGTTCTGGAGCTTTTCTCCGGCTTCATCGATCTTGGCAAGGGTCGCATTCGTGGTCGCCGCCTGGTCCTGTAAGGATCGCAGATTCTGTTCGGTCTCCACGATTTCACGCTGGAGGGCATCGTACTGCTGCTGGGTGATCTCACCGTTGGCAAGCTGCTCATTCGCCTGCTGTGCGGCAGTTTTCAGAGTTGCCAGCTTTTCCTTGGTGGCTTCAATGGCATCCTTGAGCATCTTCTGCTTCTGGACGACCAGTTCTGTATTGGAGGGGTCCAGCTTCAGGAGTTTGTTGACATCCTTCAGTCCGGACTGCGTCCCCTTGATAGACTTGTTTACACTTTCCAGTGCTTTGGAGAGCTTTGTGGTATCGCCGCCAATCTCGACGGTGATGCCCTGGATTCTGGATGCCATTTGCGTAACCACCTCCTATTACAGGCATGAAAAAAGCCCCGCCTGCGTTGAAGCAAGTAGGGCAAAAGTGAAATATGAAATGCTAAACTTGAAATTTCTACTATGTTTTCGTCTGAGAAATTTCAAGTTTATGCATTTTTGTGAAATTGTTTCCTGTAAGAAATTTCATAAAAAGCCATTTTTTTTGAAATTTCCAAAGCAAGATGAGCCATGAATTTTCATTTTCCACCAATTCGCATGTAGCCAATCCGAAAAACGGGTATAAAAATACCCCTGCCAGATTTCTCCGACAAGGGTATATTATCAGTTGTTATTTTTTTTCTTTTTTGCTTTGGCTGCTTTTAGGATATCCACAAGATTGTCTCCGTTCAGAACATCCGGGTAATCCTCCTGAAACTCCAGCAAAATATCCTTGTTCTGCATTTCATCTTCACGGATTTTCTCATATAGTGTCGAAAAATCCGGCGTTTGGTAAACTGCCTCGATGAAGGTTCTCGATGATTCCGGTAAGTTCTCATACCCCTCATACAATTCATCTGCAGCTCGTTTGATGCTATCTAAGCTAATTTCTTTTTTAGCATTCTTTTGCTCAATAAGAATTCCTACAACATCTGACAGATCATTTTTATACTGTCTGCCTGCCATTAACTTCATTACAACCAAATATTCTGCTGATACAGTCCGGATTCTTAAAACATTTGAGAATGTCTTATAATACTGCGAATACTGGATCAATTTGGGCGTATAAGATGCTGTTTTCATGAAGTCTGTGTTTAACCATCCATTTGGAAGGCCCATCCGGTCTCCAACATGGTTAATGGCATCTTTCATAGAGGATGATGCCTGTATAATTGCATCCATATCGTATGTCATCTCACGAAAGCCATAATTGATGAGTACCGCTGCACCACCAATCAAAATAATTTCAGCGGGCATTCGTGATCCATTCATTTTCCTAAATTCTTTCGATAATTCTTTCAGATACCCATCCAAATTATCTTTTGTAAATGGTACTTCAGACAAGGTTTCTTACCTCGCTTTCTACAATATTAAACCTCATAAACTCAGGAATTGCCCTTTTTCTTGCCTCTATTTTTACAGTCTCACTATGCATAACCGCAGCCTGAATCAGCACACTTGAAGGATACACCACCTGTGCCAATTTATGTCTACGTATATCGTTATAATTCGTACACATAGGAAGGTCATTAATCTTCGACAAATAATCAATCATTCCCAGCAAATACAAGGATTCTGGATACCACATCTTTTTATAAAGACTTCGGATTGTATCTTTTTCCAAAGTATTAATAATAAAATCAATGTCACCCATATCCTTTACATGATGGCAAGTGTTGCTTTTGAAAGTCTCAAAAGAACTACGGTATTCTGCATTTTGCACCATTTCCTGCTTATCTGCTTCCAATAAAGCATCAACTGTAACATTTAACGCTTTTGCTATTTTATATAATGTTCCAGCTGAACATTTTTCCATCGAAGTTTTTCCACTGCAAATGTCCGATATTGTGGCTTGTGCAACACCACTTGTTTTACTCAACTTATAGCGACTCATTTTGGCTTCCCTAAGAAGTTCATCAATAATCATGTATCATCAACTCCTTCCTCTTATATTATATCGGTGTACCGAAGTATAGTCAAGGGTATTTTACAAAAGAACTTCTATATATCTGCGGATCACATTATCGACCCGAAACAGCTTTGCATATTCCATGAGTCGATTCAGATCTTTGTCCCTTCTGGAAACATACGTCTTCAGAACGGAATTGAAATCCTGTGCTTCAATACTGCTCCGGCTTCTCATCAGATCACAAATCGTCCGTTCCAGATTATACATTGGAATCATATTTCCGTCGTTGTCTTTCACAATGATCTTTCCGACATCCAGTAATTCCCGTTTTACCGTATATACTTTACAACTTCCATCCGCTATAAGCCGATGTGTATTGTAACCACTATATATTGTAAGTGTATGAACAAACGGTTCTCTGTCCGTCAGGTCATGATAATAAAAAGCCTCATCATGTGAAAAAACAGCATTTGCACATCGCTTATGAAGCACATACAGTTCATCTACCCAATCCAATCCCGTAGAATAAACGCCACGGCTGACCGGCTCCAATCCGTTCTCTCGGACATATTTGTAAAACTTAAATTTTGAAACTCCAGATTTTTCCGCAATTTTCGGTGTAATATAATCATAATTTTGAACCAATCTTGTCATCTCATCCACAGAATCACCATCCTTCCGTGCTTATATTGTAATCGAAATAAGCACGGAAGTCGAGCTTTATTCTGTTAAAAGACATCCATGTCGTGTTGAGAAGCCAGCTCTTTGTACGGATAATCGTCGTTCTGCCGCTCCGTGAACATATCATTGACCAACCCGATGGTCAGCAGGTCGAGGTCGGCGATGCTGATACCGAGCTGTACACAGCGCAGCAGAAAGAGCGGGGTGGTCATTTCCCGCTCACTTTTTCGAGGTTTTTTCTGGATTCCACCTCCGTCTGCACATTCAGGCCCCACAGTTCGATCAGCTGGGGTAGGATCTGATAAATGGAGAAGGTATTGAACTGGTCCAGGAACTCCTCCGGGCTGTCCGGCACATTCGCAGGGTCAGCATGACGGGCCATCAGCCATGCCAGGTCCTCGAACATTTCCAGACTGAACAGGTCGAGGTTTGAACTATCCTCATCATTCTCTCCCACGCTCTTTTCCAGCTGGCGCAGGTCCTTGTAGATGTCACGGCCGAACTTGATGCGGTACAGGCGCGGCACGGCGGCACTTGCCTTAAAAGTGACTTCCTTGCCATCGATCTCGATTTTCTTTGTAACTGCCATAATCGTAATCCTCCAAAATTTTCATGTAAAATTGGCAGAGCCAAAGCCCTGCCGTATATCGTGTTTCTTACTCTGCCGGGTCAATGCTGACCAGTGCATTACCGCCACTCACAGTAGGCAGCTTTCCATCCCACTTCTGGATCTTCTGGTACTCGATCAGCGTATCGGACAGACTTTCTGCCAGTTTACGGTTTGCCTCGGCCTGTGCTTCTGCGGCAATGGAAGTCTTCTGGGCTTCCGCCTCTGCATTGGTAATTGCCACCTGCTTATCCGCTTCTGCCTTGGCAATGGCGGCTTCATTCTCGATCTTCTGCTTATCTGCGTTCTGCTGTGCAATGGACTTCTGCTGGATGGCTTCGTTATAGGCATCCTCGAAATTCATGTCGTTGATGACGACCTTGTTTACGAACACAACATCCTCACCATATTTCTGCACAAGGGATTCTGCCAGCTTCTGCTGTGCCAGAGGTTCGATCTTGGTGCGGTTCGTCACCTCATTGGGGCCAAGTTCGGCCATCGCAGACTTGATTGCCGATGCCACCAGCTCATCACCGACCAGATTCTTGATGTCGGACACATTCGCATACAGCCATGCACTCTTCTCAGGAAGCACCTGATAAGTCACGATGACATCAGCGGCATACACAGGGGTCTTGTCGGAGGCTTCGCCCCAGACCTGTGCTTCGATGTGCTTATCCTGCTGCTTGTTGTTGACCTTGTGGATGCTCTGCACAAAAGGAATGCAGAAGTTGAGCTTACCGCTTTGGATGGTGGTCTCCTGGATCTGGCCAAAGCTGGTCTTCACGCCCGTGTATCCGGTGGGGATGATGTGGAACGAGCAGACAGCCAGCACCAGAACGATAATCACTGCGAACAAAGGAAAAATCTTCTTCATAATCGTATACCTCTTTATAATAATGTAAGCAGAGCCGAAGCCCTGCAGTGTGTGTCGGTCACTTAGCCCTGCGGCTCCTCGGTGTGGCTGGTGTCTTCGGTGTCCACAGCTTCCGCCTGCGGCTCGTAGACCGCATCATACCACTTGTTATAGACATCATCGGTGGTGTTGGTGCCGGTCTTTGCCTTGACATAACCGTTTGCCAGAGGGGTTGCCTGCAGGTTCAGGGTGTCCGTCTTGACTTCCTTACTGTCCTCATTGGTCTCACCCTCGATGGACGGACGGCTTGCCACACAGTTGTACAGCACATGACGGATGTGGCGCTGGTCGCCATCGAACTCGAACAGGAAGGCGAAATGCTCCAGTTCCACATTGGCGTTCTCAGCAAGCACGCCGTTGCCATCCAGCTCCTCGTGCATGATGTCCGTAAGGAAGCTCTCCGGGATCAGCGCGATCTCCAGATCACCCTCGTAGCCGGAGTTGTTATTCACGACATAGTAGGCGATGTTGTCCGCATAGAACGGCTCGATCTCGCCATTGGCATCCATAGAAAGACTGACTGCACCGGGGATGCGGACCGGCTTTGCATAGGTGACACTGCCATCTTCGTCAAAGGTTGCCTTGGCATAATGGCAGTTTTTCAGGCCAAATTTGACCTTATTGCTTTGCTTCGACATAGATTATTCCTCCTATCGCCCTGCGGCCGGCTTATACGGTCAGCTCATACAGGACTTCATACATCTTTTCGGTTTCGATCCAGACCTCACTTTTCTCATAGTAGAGTTCGTGTGCGGTCAGGACTTCTTCAATATTTGCTTCCATATCCGGGTCTTTGTAATCGGTGTACACCTCGATGTCCAGCCGGTTGAAATGGTGGTACACAAGATTATCCGCGCCAAAGTTCTCAGCTTTCGGATACAAGAAACAGATAAACGGTGGATCAGGACTCTCCCCTTCTGCGAAATGGTCATACGCATAAGGAAGTCCCATCTCTTCCACCAGAGCTTTCACTTCTTCGTGGGTCATTGGTTCCTCCTTACTTTAGTGCCTTTTCGATCAGGGACTGGAGCTGCTCGATGCCGGCCTGTTCAGCCGGAGCAATATGGGGTCTTCCTGCCACACGACCGCCGCCGCGTTTGGCATGACCTTTTTCCAGCAGATGTGCCAGCTGGTAGCGGTTCTTGGAATGCACCACCATCTGAAGGCTCTGACTGGATTCGGACTGCTTGGTCGCCACCCAGCTCCCTTTGTACGCGCCTGTCCGGGACGGTGCATTGGCCGAAATCTGGTCTTTGACCGTTTTCGCAGATTTTCGGACTGCCTTCTTGACCTCGGTGGAGGCAAGCGTTGCATACTCTTTCAGACCTTCGTTGATGGCATCTGCCATCTCATCGATGCTGACGGTTCTGCTCATCCGGCTGCCTCCTTTCCAGTCTGCAATGAATCTTCAGGATCTTTTTCTGATAGTTCATCGGGTCAACGGATTCGATATTGTAGAGCTGCTCCCGGAAGCGGATGCGGTAACCTGTTGATGTGAGATTTCTGGTCTCACTGCACCAGCGAACCGTAAACACCACGCTCTTCTGTTCGGCTGTGACCTTCCCCTCTTCTTCCTGCGCCTGATAGGTCGAAGCGTAGGCAAAGCAGGTGAAATAATCCTCCCATGTGTTCCGATGGTTACCGACCTTATCGGTCACGACCGTGCTTTTCTCGATCGTGATCCGCTCATTCAGCTTTTCGATCATCAGAACACCCCCTCCCTCACAGCAAACAGAATGGAACGAAGCGTCAGCATCAGCTGGTGATGGTCAGCTTCGTCCCGGTGCTCATAGAGATACCCCAGTGCATACAGAATCGCCACACGGCAGGTGCTGCGCAGGGCTTCCAGTTCCCTTGTGGGCTGTACTCCGTTCTCGGCATCCCGGTCAGCGGCATTGACTGCCTCCCACTGGTCTTCCGATAAACGGCCCACGTCCTTACACATCTGCTCCGCAGAAGATAAAAGGATGCCGATCAGGGCATCCTCATCACTGCTGTCCACGCGGAGATAGGTCTTCGCTTCGTAAAGCGGGATCAGTGCCATAACCGGCTCCTCCTTTCCGGGCTTTCTTAGCCCTGCGGTGCCATCTGCAGAAGCTGTACGGCTTCGGGCAGGATCAGCTTGCCATCCACACGCTGGGTGGTCAGGAAACCGACCTGATCAGTACGGGCATACAGCTCGTTCAGACGGCGGAAGGTGCGGTTCTGGCGGTCAGCCACCCAGTAGTAGCTGTAATCACCGAAAGCCATGACCTTGCTGCCGCCCTTGATCTCCGGCATGAAGGCAGAAGTCTTCAGCGGCCGGTTCAGCAGGGTATCAGGCTTACCGATCTCCAGACCCGGTTTCCAGATATAGTTGCCGTTGTTGTCCTTGACGGTCATCAGCTGCAGCACCAGGGCTTCGTTGCAGAGGAACTGTGCCTTCTTGCGGTACGGAGCCTTCAATGCATAGTAGAGCTTGAAGATCTCATCGAAGGTAACGGCATCCTTCTGGGCAGCGGTCACACCGACCTTGGCACCGCCAGTCTCAGCCAGCAGACCCAGAGGCTTGCCCACACCGTCACCGGTGATAAAGGCGCGCTCCTCTGCGTTGCCCATACGCACACCGAAACGGCGGGCAATATAGGTGGCAAGGTCGAATGCGGAGTCGTTCAGCAGCTCATTGGAGATCTTGATCATAGTGCCCAGCTTGTACGCAGACAGCATGGTCTGACCGAAGGTGGTATCGCTCTCCGGGATCTCCTCACCCTCATCGATCCAGCTTGCCTCACCGGTATCCTCTGCAATGGGGATCTTTCGGGTGCCGGAGCTGGTGCGGATGACGGTTGCCAGACCACGGAAGATGTTGTTCTCCTCCAGTGCCTCCACCAGCTTCTTCTCGAACTCATCGGGAACGGTAAAGCCGCCCTCAGTGTCCTCACCCACAGACAGGGCATTGCGGACCTCGCCGTAATGGCCACGGTTGCGGATCATGTTCCAGAAGTTCTCGGCATACTCGGCAGTGGCGGTCGGCTTGACATCCTTCTTGGCACCGTTCTTCGGGTCAGCGTGGACAGGACTGGAAGTCGGTGCGGACAGCTGTGCCTCAATCTGTGCCTGTTGCTCCAGACGCTCGATCTCTGCACCCAGGTCCTTGACCTCCTGTGCCATCTTGTTGTACTGCTCCACGGCTTCAGCCTTAACCAGACCGTTCTCGCCGCGGTTCTTCTCCAGAAAGTCCTTGGTCTGCTCCCAGAGAGTGTTGCGCTTGGTGCGCAGTTCCAGAATCTTACTCATAGTGTTTTTCCTCCATAGATTGATTTGTGGTGATATGAAAAACAGCCTGAATGCACATCACTTCATGCACTCAAGCTGCTTCATCAGGATATTGTAGGGGATACTGCCATCCTCGGTCTTGCCGTCCATGTCAAGGACAGGGCCGGAATTAGCAGGTGGTTCTGCCGGAGGGGTCGGCTCTGCGGACGGTTTCGGGTTAGTAGGCGGCTCCTTCGGCTCAGTGTGTTTCTGTCCCACATCTTCCGGCTTCACACCCAGACGGTTCAGAACGATTAAATCCATCTGACGGCTGGAGAAAAGGTGCCCTGCCGTATCCTTCTGGAACGGCTTCTTTTCTTCGCCCTCGCCCGGTTCACTGTCGGGGTCTTCTTCCGGATTCTCCGGGTCTGCCGGGTCACTGTCTGGCTCCTCCTCTTTCTTTGCAAAGAGGATCTCGTCTGCAAATCCCAGTTCTACCGCCTTCTTCGCATTCATCCAGGTCTCATTGCTCATGAGGTTGGCAATGCGGGCGTGGCTGAGACCGCTCTTTGCAGCATAGGCATTGATGATGCTCTCCTTGACTTCGGTCAGCACCTCGATGGCTTTCTCCATGTCCTTGGTATTGCCCATCGCAACGGTGCTGGGGTCATGGATCATCAGCATGGCAACAGGACTCATCTGGACAGTATCACCGGCCATTGCCACAACGGATGCTGCCGAAGCTGCAATTGCATCGATCTTGACCGTGATGCTTCCCTTGTAGTCCTTCAGCATGGTATAGATCTCGGCAGCGGCGAACACATTCCCGCCCGGAGAGTTGATCCAGACGGTCACATCCCCCTCACCGGATTCCAGCTCATCCCGGAACATCTGCGGCGTGATCTCATCGCCCCAGAATGATTCCTCATCGATGGGGCCTTCCAGCCGGAGGATTCTGGTATCGTCACTGTTTTTAATCCAGTTCCAGAATTTCTTCATCGGGTTCTCCTTCCATTTTTCCGTGGCTTACTCTCACTCAGCCGGTTATCGCTGTCAGGTTCTTCTTCCGGGTCAGGCTGTGTTTCTTTCGGCTGATTCTGCTGGACTGCGGCAGCTTTATTCTGCTGCGCCACGCCTACATCTTTCAGCTTCACATAGCCGCCGTTCAGATAGTAGTCATCTCCACCTTCCTCTGCCGGGATCAGGTCCATGTTCTCCAGACGATGCACATCATTCGGAGAGAGAAAGCCGTTGCTGATGCCGGTCGCATAGCCGTTCATCCGGCTCTGGTAGTCGCCACGGAGCAGACCATCCACATTGAATTTTGGGAAGTAGGTATCCTGCTCCTCTTCCAGCAGCAGGTCCTTGATGATACCCTGTTCGATGCGGACAAGCCACGGGGTCAGGGAATGCATCACGAAGTTCAGCGACTGGTATTCAATGTTAGAAAAGGTAGCTCTGGACAGATCGGCTACCAGATGCGGAGGCACACGGAAGATGCGGCAGATCTCCGTCACGGAAAACTGCTTCGTCTCCAAAAACTGGCTGTCCTCCGGTGGCAGAGAGATCGGTTTGTAGGCCATGCCCTCTTCCAGCACAGCCACACGATGGGCATTGGCTGCACCGCCATAAGCCGCTTCCCAGCTATCCCGGATACGGTTCGGGTCTTTCACAACGCCGGGATGCTCCAGCACACCACTGGGCTGAGCGCCGTTCTTGAAGAAAGAGGAACCGTATTTGTCTACCGCAATGGAAGTGCCGAGGCTGTTCTTCATCATGGCAATTGGTGAAAAACCAATCAGACCATTGAAGCCCAGTCCCGGCACATGGAAGATCTCATCCCGGCGGAAGTAGATATCCTTATTCTGCTCTCCCGGAACTTCATCCGTGTATGCATGGTAAATATAGTAGAGCTCGCCGCTCTCATCCCGGTCCACCTCGACATTTTCCGGCAAAAGCGGATACAGACCCAGCACTGTGTTCTTGCCATCCCGGACGATCTGTGCGTATGCGTTGCCCCAGAGGAGCAGGTGGGTCATCAGCGTTTCCCAGAAAACAAAGGATGTCATCTCCGGGTTTGGCTGGCGATATAAAATCTTATACAGCGGATGATCCCGCGCCTTTTCCTTGTTGCCATTATCGTCTGTCACCCGGTAGAGATGCAGCGGCAGTGCTGCAATGGACTCCGCCAGCAGACGGACACAGGCATACACAGTCGGGATCTGCATGGCGGCTTTCTCATCCACCTGCTCCCCGGCATTGGAACGGCCAAATACAAAGGTCTGCCCGGAATCTCGGACGTTATCCGTGACCTGCGGCAGACCTTCTTTTGGCTGTTCTGTTTTGGGAGAATCCCTTGGGTTCTCAAACCCCATCCATTCCCAGAATCCCATATTTCAACCAATCCTTTCATAAACAATTGAACAAATTTACTTGCTGTGGTATTATAATCATGAATTGCGGTGGTCGTCTTCGGACAACACCTTGAAAGAGCCTGATGCGTCGGGCTCTTTTTTCTTTTGTCTTTTTTACTGTTTCTCCAGCTCCGGCAGCCCGGCAAGGCTGGTACCAAGGGATGCAACACCTGCCACGATCACTGCACTGCCGACCGCCATCCAGTCCACCGTGCCGCCGGGCATCTGTGTCACGACCAGAGCCGCGCCAGTCTGGAACATCGTCTTTGCAGCACGGATGCCGGCTGCCTTCCACCATTCTGCACTCATCAGATACTTCATTGTGTTTTCCTCCATCTTTTTCATATCAAAAAACGATCATGTCACGTTCGTCGTAGACGCTTCCCTGCTGCTGTCCTTCGTTTCGGATGCAGCGGTCCAGTGCCATAATCGCAGCGACGATACCATCGATCTTCTCCGGCGACTTCGCCTTGGTCGGCTTGATGTTGCCCGCCGGGTCGGTATCCACGACCACATTCCCCGCCATCCATGCCATGACCGGATTGCCGCCGTGGATGATCCTGCCTTCCATCAGGAGCTTGTAGAACTCCTTGGTAGGCGGGCTCATATCTTTGAAGCCCTGTCCGAAAGGTACGACCGTGAAACCCATCCCCTCAAGGTTCTGGGTCATCTGCACGGCTCCCCATCGGTCAAAGGCAATCTCCAGAATGTGATAGGTCTTGCCCAGTTCCTCGATGACTTTTTCAATAAAGCCGTAGTGGATGACATTGCCTTCTGTCGCCATCAGGTAGCCCTGCTGGTACCAGACATCATACGGAACGGATGCCCTGCGCACCCGCTGGGGGATCGTATCCTCCGGTATCCAGAAAAACGGAAGCATGATGTATTTCTCCTCTGGAACTCTGGGCGGGAACATCAGCACAAAAGCCGTGATGTCTCCGGTGCTGGACAAGTCCAGTCCTCCATAACAGTCACGGCCCTTGAGGGCTTCCATATCAATAGGCTGGTTTCCGAGGTTGTAGATGTGTTCGGGGATGAACCGGGTCAGCGAGGACACCCACATATTCAGACGGAGCTGCTTGAATACATTCTCCTCTGCCGGGTTGTCCAGTGCTTCCTGGTACGCATCCCGGACACGCTGGATCTGAATGGTCTGGCCGAGAGAGGGATTGGCTTTATACCAGTTGGCTTCATCGTGCCAGTCATCCTCATCGGTCAAGCCATAGACCACGGGGTAGAAAGTGTGGTCGATCTTGCGTCCGGCCAACAGATCAAGTGCTTTCATGTGGAGCTCGTAACAGATGCTCTCCTTGTCTGTGCCGGCCGTAGTGATCAGGAAGAACAACGGCTGCTCACGGGCATCACCGGAACCCTTGGTAAGGACATCGTAGAGTTTCCGGTTTGGCTGGGCATGTACCTCATCCAGCACCAGACCCGACACGTTCAGGCCGTGCTTCGTACCAACTTCGGCAGACAGGACTTGGTAAAATCCTGCGTTCCCGTAGTTCACGATTCGCTTCGTAGCTGCCATGATCTTGCACCGTTTCAGCAGTGCCGGAGTCATCTGCACCATCTGGTGGGCAACATCAAAAACGATGGATGCCTGCTGGCGGTCAGCTGCAGCACCATAGACTTCGGCAGATGGCTCATTATCGGCAAAAAGCAGATACAAGGCCACCGCAGCAGCAAGCTCGGATTTGCCGTTCTTCTTACCGATTTCGACATAAGCCGTGCGAAACTGACGGTTTCCCCTCTCGTCCACGATACCAAACACATCCCGGATGATCTGCTCCTGCCACGGAAGCAGCCAGAACCGTTTGCCAGCCCACTTGCCTTTGGTATGACGCAGGTTTTCAATAAAGGTCACTGCCCGGTCTGCTTTTGCAGCATCATAGTGGCAGGTCGGAAGCATGAACCGGCTTGGCTTATAGTCATTCAGTTTCGGATAATTTTTTGGTCTACACTCTGCCATCAGTTTCCACCTCCTCCCAGCAGATTCTCCATCTCATCGGCTGCATCCGCGGGACCGCCGTCCGAAGCAATGATCCGGCTTCGGGAGGACGGGGTCAGGCCAAACTGCTCTGCGAACTTGTTCATAATCTTCAGATAGGTCTGGGCGATAGATACCTGTGGCACTTGCTGCCAATAGCCGGACGGGGTCTTGACGATAGTGCCATGCTGGGTGATGAACTCCTCTGCCTCCTTCCATCGGGCATACGCCTGACAGTAACCGGCGAAGGCCGCCATATCCACCTCGGTCAGGATGCCAATGGCTTCCATCTGTTTGGCAAGTCTGCGCCATTCTTTCTTTGCTTCCGGCTCCAGCCACTTCGGACAGGCCGGTGCTTTCTTGTTGGGCTTCGGTTCGCTGGTATTCAGCGGATGCTTGCCCGGATTGCCTTCCAGTTCCTTCATGGCGGTCGGCTTTGGTTTTCTGCCTCTGGTAGCCATTGGCTTCCCCTCCTCTCCTGAAATTTTGGTAAAGAAAAAGGACCTCCGAATAGAAGTCCTTGTAATCTATATAAAAACACATCGGATACGAGGCACAGCCCCTTTTCGGGGCGTGTACCTTTTGGGTGCTGTTAGGCGTTGGGGTTGGCTTCCTTCCAAGCCTCGTACTCATCGACCAGCTCCGCTTCCTCGATGACCTGCCAAACGCTGCAGAAGCGGCTTCTTTGCTGCTCGATCTCCGCTGCTGTCCACTCCTCCGGCTTGCGGCTCATGTCGTGGTAGGCATCCATCTCCGCTTTCGTCCGGAAGAAAAGGATCTGCTTCAGCTTCAGCGTTACCTCGTTGTTCCGCAGGCTGTACCGCCTGTCCTCTGCCGCTCTGCAAAGGCTTCCGAGGTCGCAGCAGCTGAGGCTCATGTCCTGCTTGAAGGCGATCTCGATGCCGATCAGTTTCTTCTCGGTGTCGGCTTCCTGAATGTTCTTAAGATAGGTTTTTGCTTTGTTCGTCATGGTCTGTATCCTCCGTGTGTTTTGTTTTCCGTAGGGCTTTCCCCTTCGTTGTGACTGTATATTACCGTCACCGCCCGGATATAGCAAGCGGCTATGCTGCACGATCATACACACCTCTTTTTGTCGGATTTATGTGTGTTTCCACACTGGAAGAATCCTCCACTACGAGCAAAAGCTCCAGAAGGAGCTCTGCCCTTTTTCAGTGTGCGTTCCTGATGCACCACTCGATTGCGTGACCGGCATCCGTGTAGGTCTCATCGGAAATCTTCAGAAGTTCCAGTCGGCACTCAATCGGTGACCAGCCTTCCTCTGGGTCTTCCACAAAGCCGTATACCGCTCCCTCCAGCATGCCGTTCCAGTTCATCTGGGCAACCAAAACCCGGTCACCGAACTGCATGATGCTGTCGTAGCAAGGTCTGAGTCGGTCGTAGAAGTTCTCGATGCTGATGTTGTTTTCCGGGAAGTCGATCAAATGCTTTTTCATGGTGAATTCCTCCGTGTTTTCGTTTTTCCCTTGGGGCTTTCCCCTTTCGGTATGTGCATATTACCATCAGGTGCAAAGGATAGCAAGCGGCTAAAGTACACGATCTTCCGCCTGGAATACCAAGCAGAATGTACATCACTCTGCATCCTGCTCCATGAGTTCCACAATGGTGTCGTAAAAGAACTGCGGGTCATATGCCAGCGGTTCCCGTCCGGCTTCCTTATCCATCCTGATCTGGTCTTCCACCATATCCTCGGCATCCTCCAGCGTGAAGGCATCCTTATCGCTGTCGTCCATGTGGTTGTAGATTTCCACGATGGTATCCATCATCCGTTCTTCCATGTGCTTCTCCTCCTGGCGCATCCACGCTGCCACATCTGCCCCTGTGTGAGGCGTTGTCGGTTCATTCGGATTGTTTTGCCACCCGTGGCACAAGGCCCCTGTGTGGGGCTGTGTCGGGGGCTGTCGGTTTATCTGGTCATCTGTCCCAGCAGGTAGGCTTCCTCCATTGCTTTCTGGATGCCCCAGACCGGAACCTCTATGAAGTCCTCGCTGTCATTGTCGCGGGCTTCGAGGTCACCCCGGCTGTCTACCGCTGCCATCAGGCGCTTGGCGATCTCCAGCAGGGCTTTTTCCTCTTCCTTGGTGATGTTCTTCTTCATGGTGCTTTCCTCCGTTTTTCTTGGTTTTCCGTTTCGGTATGTGCATATTACCGTCTATGTCACACACTATCAAGCGGCTATACTACACAAAGATAGCCACCCGGAACTGTGCGTATTATGGCAGAAGAAAAGGGTCGCCATTTCCGGCAAGCCCCATGTGTTTCTCTGGCTTAGTAGTCTTCTTCGTCCTCGTAATCTTCCTCTTCGTCCCAGTCATCTTCCTCCTCATCCCAGCTGTCATCCTGGTCTTCTTCCTCATCTTTGAAGTCCCACATATCTTCAGTCGGCTGGTTTCTAAGGTCTGGGTTCTGCTCGACATAGTCGGCAACCGCTCCGCAAAGGATGTCCAGAACCTTTTCGTAGGCTTCCTCGCTGTAGACTGCCCAGGCATCTGCAGTCAGCTTTGCGATTTTGTCGTTGCCCTTGACTCCAAGGAACCGCCCTGCAGGGTTGCAGGTTTCCTTGCCGTAGCCGATGCCCAGCTGGTCGCCATCGTTGTAAAAGCGGTATCCGATGCGGCTCATTGCCCTGACCAGCTCCCCTGCGAGGCTGTCTGCCTTGCCTGTCTCCGGTACCAGTTCCTTGAAAAGTTTATTGATGCGGTCTTCGTTCTTCGTCATTGTCGTATCCTCCGTTTTTGTTGTTTTCCCCTTTCGGTGACTGTATATTACCGTCACCTCGGAGCACTATCAAGCGGCTAAACTACACGATCATTCAATCCTGCAATTGTCATATTTATGTGCTTTTCATGCCAGCTTTCGGAAGACAGACACGAGCAAAAGGCTGGTCATTTCCAGCCCCTTGCGCCTGTCGGTCTTGCCTTTAGCGGATGATTTCGAGGTAGCTTATGTTGCCCCAGCAGTCCGTACCCTTGAAGCGGATTCGCTTTTCGGTCTCCCTGTCGAGGGTGAATTTCCGCAGGAGCTTCATCTCCTGGATGCGGTTCAAAAGGTCCTTGCCGTTCTTCGCATCCTCAACGGCATCCCTGATCTCGACCACCGCGCTGTCGCTTCCGTACCAAAGGTTGCTGAGTGCCTCTGGGATTCCGTTTGCAAGGTAAAGGTTGATTTTTGTGTAGGTCATTGTATTTTCCTCCTCTCAGAATGTCATCGTTTCCAGAATCTCATCCGTGGCTGTCTCCCAGTCGTGGCGGCTAAGTTCGATTCTGCTGTACATCTCTGCACTGTCTGGCTCATCGAAAAGCCGGAAGCATTCTCTTGCCAGCTCCTCGCTGGTGTGCTGCTGGATTTCATCTGGCTGTCCATCCAGCCGTGTAAAGGTGATCTCGTAAGTGTAGCGTTCCATGTTCTTTTCCCCTTTCGTTTTGGTAGCTGTATATTACCGTCACTGCCGGACACTATCAAGCGGCTAAAGTACACGATCATCTGCACCCTGATCTGGTGGATTTATGTGTTTATCCGGGGAGGTTTCCCTCCCCGTTTTCTTAGCTGAACATCTCTGCCGTGTCATCGTCGATCCAAAGGTGCATGCCGTCTGCTTCCATGATCGCATGGTCTTCATGAACCTCGGTGATGATTCCTTCCCGACTTCCACTTCCATCGAATTCGTTCCAGTGCCATGTTGTCTTTCTCCCTTTTTTCCATGTCCTCCAATCAGCCATTCTGCTGTCCTCCTTTGCTTTTTGTAGCTGTATATTACCGTCACCGCCCTGTGATAGCAAGGCCATAAAACGTCATATTATCAACGATCTTCGTCCCTCATGTTTGGTACATATATGACTCCCGATTGACTTGCTATATATGTGTTTCTGCGGCATTATACACACAACGAAAGCAAAGAAAACCAAACCAAAAACGGAGGACAAAAACCATGAAAAAGACCATCACAGAAGTTGAAACCGCAATCGAAAACCGCATCGCAGAGCTTGAAGAAGAATACGAGCTGGACATTTACGACCGCAACGACATCCGGGAAGAAGAATACCAGAAAGCCGGATGGCGGCACGACCCTTTCCCAGAGGAGCTTGAGGAGGAAGACGAAGAAGAGGAAGAGGATTGGCACTACCACAGCATGGAGGAACGACTGAACGAGGTCGGCATGAGCATGAGGGATTTCTTCTAAGGAATCCCCCAGAGGCTCCCCAGCAGAAGCTGGGGCTCTGCCTCGTATCCCCTGTTTTGGTTTGGTATGATACACAAAACCGCTGCCAGATGTTTGTGTACATTATGGCGGCGGTTCTTCTTGCTATTGTTGCTTTATAGAGGTAATATACAGTAAACTGGAAGGGGGGTCTCATTCTTTTGAGGCCCCCATTTTCCGTCTAATCGGCTTCGCCCCGTATCGCCTGATACATCACCCTGCGGTTATGCGCTCTGGCTCTTTTCTTCAGATCACGCTTCCATCTGCGGATTCGCTCTGCCTTGTTGTGATTTCTGGAAAACACATAATCATCCAGAATGTATCTGCCGCCGTGTTCCCTCTCGCCATAAGCAGGCATCTTTCTGTGTCCCATAGGCTCCTCCTGTTAAACCAAGCCCTCCCGGTCTTTTCTGGCCGAGAGGGTATTTTTTCTGATTGCGGTATCTTATTCCGGCTTCGTTCCGTCATCCATCTGGATGACTGCCATCTGCCCAAACATGCTGACGAATGCCTCCGGCACCCAGAACCGTTCCCTGAATTTTCGGATGAGGTTCTGGGGAAGCTCTGCAAAATCTTCCTCTCCCAGTCCACAGATGAAGAAGTTTCCCTTGATGGGCTGCTCCAGCTCCGGGATGTATCGGCTGAATGACTTCTCGGTGAACAGCCCATTGTCATCGGTGACCAGGGCGGCGCGTTCTTCCCACGGGTATGTGGCTGTGATGCAGTCGCAGTCGAGGATGCGGTAGAACTCTTTCAGGGAGTTTTCAATGTCCACCACCTGCGGATGCTCCATCGGTTTGATCAGAAGGACTTTCATTCGACCCAGCCCCCTTTCACGATTGCCCAGTCTGCAAGCTGCATCTTCTGCTGTCCACCCCATGCAATGTCCTCTAACGCTTCCTCCGTTCCGCAGCGGTTGCAGATCTGGATGTCCGCCCTTCGGCTGAGTGCCTGCTGCTGATAGTCGTAGCAGTCAGGCTTTGCTCCGCACCTGGGACAACGTGGGCCGGTCTGTCGCGTTTTACCAAGGAGGTCGAGCGACACCTTGACCTCGGCTTCCGAAGCGACACGGTGGCAACTGTCCGCGCCGTAGGCAACGTTCAGATGGCTTCCGGTATCCCAGCTCACTAAGATGTTTCCGGCATCATCGACCCCGTTGCAGGTTCCCTGCGTTCCGATGGGTGGTGCCTGCCTGTCATCCATCTCATCGAGGACGATCCGGCATCCGACCGGGAACTCTTTTCTCAACTTCTTGACCATTTTCTGATCTGCGAAATTCATGCCTGCACCTCCTCGATCATCTTCTGGGCGGCATCCTTGTCCATGCATTCCTTCAGCGCACCTTCGAGGATGTGCATCGGGAAGCGGAATGCCTTGTAGCCGTCATGCAGGACTTTGTAGTAATACCGGCTCGGTGCGCGGTGTCCGAAGTCGTTCTCCATGATGTAGACCATTGCGGTCACCATCTCCGGCTCCGCTCCTTCCCGGAGCAGTTCGATGTTCAGGTCTTCCTTGCGGTAGTAGTTCGGGTAGCCCTCATAGAGGTCGAGGTTTCCTTCGTCCCTTTCCGAGATCTCCCACACCAGAACCGGTGTGTTCTTCTTCGGGTTCGGTGCGATGGTAGCGCAGCCACGGAACAAAAGCTCCCAGCCTGCCAGCACCGCCTGTCCTGCAATTTTTGCATCCGGACACCGGTATGCCATCTGCTCCACCGACAGGTTGCTGCCGTAGGCGATGTAATATTTCTTGTTCTTCATTTGAATCTCTCCCTTCGGTTTTCTCCGCTCTTGTCTGGCGGTATGGTATATATCACTCTTCTGCCCTGATTTATCAAGACCGATGAGCATCATATACTGCACAATGTTTTCTGCCTGTGATCGTGTACTTTTACACTATACGTAGTTTTTTCAGATACCGAATTGCGTCTGTTCTTCCAATGCTGGCCGCCAAGCCACGCTTCAGTGTGTCCAGCGGAAACTCCCAATCGCTGTAACCGCCACGCAGCAGGTCGAAATACTCGATGTCCGGGCAGCCAAGCTGTCTGTCCTCGTGCATCACATAGGCCATGCAGGTCTTCGGCTTCTTCATGCGGTTGCCGTTCATGTTCCAGATGGGAAGCTGGAACTGCTTTTTGTAGTAGTACCGTGGGAAGCCCTCGTACCGGTCCAGCAAAAGTTCATCATATTCTGAGAGTTTCCAAACCACGGCCGGTACACTTTCATTGGCATCCTGCTCGATGGTGGCGTAGCTTCCGGTCTTGCTCTTCTTGAACAAAAGCCGATAGCCGTAAATCTCGGTCACACCGACTGGCACTGCGTAGGGGCATCTCCGCCCCATCCGTTCCATGTCGAGGTTACTTCCGTAGGCAAGGTAGAACTTCGATGGTGTCCGGCTGATGAGTTCAAACCGCTCATTCATCCAAACCACCGTCCTCCCTGCCCGTGAATTCCACGCCTTGGAAATCTTCTGTTCCCAACTCAATCTGGCTGTCCTGCCACCAGTCCTCTGCCACACGTTGGGCTTCCTCGACAGTCGGCTCTTTCATTTCGGATTCATAAACCGTGATGGTTCTCTGGTAGGTTTCAGTGATGGTCACCTTGAATGCCCTGCCCATCTGTGCATTTTCATTTTTTACCGTGCTTTTCTTCATAAAATCGCACCTCCTTCTACCACCTCAAGGGCGGTTTCCCGCCCGAAAGGTGCCCGTGCATTCCGGCTTATTTGTTCCGCCAGGATGCGTTGCCCTCCATATTCCGCAGAAGGATTTCCCTTGCCGTTGCAAACTCTTCGCCGATAAATCCCAGCCTCAGCATCCAGCACCGCATCGCGTATTTGTCGTTATCGGTTTGCTGGGGTCTTGGGCTTGCCGTTCTGACCATCTTGGCAAGCTGGCTCATTGCAAGGCAAAGCTGGATGTAGGCTTTCATCTCACCGGCGTGCAGTCCGTTGCGCTTACCATCCGCAGGGTCAGCAAATTGGAAAAGTCGGAATTCAATGGTTCCTTTTGTGAAGGTGGCATGTAAATTCAGCATGTGGTAACGGCTTGAATTGTAGTGGGCATTCCGGTTTTCCCAGCTGGAGCCATTGCCTTCGTACCAGATGTCTTCCAGCTGGCGCATGGTCGTCGGCTTCTCGCGGTTCAGTCGTTCAAGAAATCGGTGGTTGATCAGCTGGCAATACTGTCCGGTTCGAGCTGCATCGATGCGGATGGCTCTGCCAATCTGTTGTTCATGCGCCGCCATGATATTGACCAAGTTTCGGATAGTCTTTGCAGTGTGGTCGCCTTTGCCAATGTGAATGTGGACTCCGCATCCGCGGCTTGGACCGCTCTTTGCTCCCGCCTTGCGGAGCAACCGAATGATATCCTGCAGGGTTTCGATGTCCTCGTAGGTGAGGATCGGGGTGACCAACTCGCATTTCTCTGCGTCCGGTCCAAAAATGCTTACATCTCGCTGGAATTTCCAAACCCTGCCTTGCTGGTCTTTGCAAGCCCAGCTGTAATATCCGTACTCGCTGGCAGCGTTCCATGCTCTGGTTCCGAAGTATTCGGCAACCTTTCTTGCAGCCTTTTCTCTGGTGATGTTGTTCATCTCGATTTCGACCCCGATGGTCTGCTTCTTCATGGCTTCAATCTGCTCTCTTGTTTTATCGTTCATGGTATGTTCTCCTTTGTTTTTTCCTTGTTTTCCCTTTCGGTATGTGCATATTACCGTCAGGTGCAGATAATAGCAAGGCCATAAAAGAACATATATTCGACAAATATTGAGGTTGAAGATCGTGTACATTTCTGCGTTTTATCTGCTTGATAATGTACATTTTCAGAGTTAATATCGGTACAATGGAAGAGGGTCTCGCATATTTTCCGGCCCCCATTGGGGGGCTTGGGAGCTTACGCTCCCGCCTCCAGCATCTGAGCCGTGTCTGCCCCACAGCCGGGCTGTGTCGGCTCGGCATCTGCTAATGCGATCATTTCCCCAGAGGAGACACTGCCCTCCTGTGCCGCCTGTTTTGCGGCTTTCAGGGCATCACGCTTTGCCTTTTCCCTTGCGAGGAACTTCTGTGCTTCCTCATCCGTGCGGAAAGCTGCATGGCCAGAAAGGTTCTCCATCAAGATCTTTCTGGTCTGCTTGAAGTCCGGGCCATTCATGCCAAGGCGCAGAAGCCAAGTTCGCAAAGCGTATTTCTCATTGGAATCGTTCACCTCTTTTGCCTGAATCCGCTTCTGGCTGATAGCCTGCTGGTTCATCAGAATCGCAAGGTGTCCGAATGCAGTCAGGTGGTCATAATCCGGTGCAGTCGGGAAACCTGTAAAGGTTACTTTCTCATCTGTGATCGTCAAGCCTTCCAGGGAAGCACCATGCTGTTCTTCATACTCTTTGAGCGCATGAATGAAATTTGCTACCGCATAAGTGCAGCTGTCATCTTTCAAGGCATCCACCAGCCCCTTATCGGCAAGGAAAATGCCGTCCGTTGCCTTGCTGATGAGTTCCCCTCTGCTGTAGATCAGATTGACCAGGTTGCGAAGCGATACGCCGTTATGCTGACTGATCGGAAAAGAAAAATCCGCATCCAGAGGGATTGCTTCCTCTGCCACAGGCTGCTCCCCACCTTCTTCCGATGGGATTTGCTCTGCACTCTCCATTTCGGATTCCCCATCTTCCTCGGCTTCTTCTGAATCCCCTTCACAGGTCTCCTGCTCATTTGGATGTACTGCAGGAATCATCTGGACACCCTCGGCAAGGTCTACCGCAGGCTGTTCGTCTGCAGTTTCCTGCAAAGTCTCTGCATCCACATCCTCGCCGCCGCGGATCAGACCTTCGTTCATCAGCGTAGTCAGCAATTCCAGATCTGCATTTTCCGCCTCCACCAGCAGGTTGCCATCCCGGTCAATGGTGTAATTTCCGATGTCATACGCATACCGAGGCGCCTTGGTATAGTAAGGATGGATGCCTGTCAGCTCCTCCATCCGCTTTGCCAGTGTTTTGCGCTCCTCTACATTTAGTTCAAACTTCAACATAATTCATCGCTCCTTTTTCATTATTTTGTTTTTGTGCATCCCGATGTTTTTTCGGTAGCACATATATCACTCTGAACCGGGCAAATAGCAAGTCCATTTCCGAATAATCTTTATGTTCGACCCTTTACACAATGAGATGCTAACTCATTTGTGTAAATAGTCCCGATATGTAAGCCCGCCATATCACTTGGTAGCCTTTCTACCTTGTAATATAGTGGGCCATTTTATTCTTCCAGACCTGCACACCATGCGATGCCGGCCAGAACAAAAAATGCGTTGGCTAAGCAAATGCCGTTACCCCAGATACGGTACTCTGCCGAATCCGTATACGGGTCAGCCAGCCATTTCCGGATCTGCTTCTCCGTCTTCGGCTTCTTGGCATGGGTCACGATCTTGCGGTGCGTTTCAAACACATCTGTCCAGAACGCCAGCTCTTCCTCGGTCGGATTCTCCGTTCCAAGGTCTCTGCACCACCAGTCCGGGAAGCCTTGCAGTCTGGCACACTCGGTCGGTGTCAGACGGCGGACGGTATAGGTCACAGGTGTTGGCTGCGCTTCCGGGTTGTCGATGACTAGACGGTCATTGAAAGCATCCTGCCCGTTGAAGCCGCTGGGATGCGCCCCGGTTGCCACCGTTCCCATAACACCCTCGTTCAGATGCGGTGCCGGTGCGATGGTGGTCGGATCTTTGTAGTCCCGTGCCATCAAAGTCGGTGCAACTTCTTTCTCCACCTGCATATAGGAACCAGTTGTCATGGCATACACACTTTCTGGTGCGCAGACTGCATGGCGGTCTGTCGCATCCAAGGTGAAGCAGACATCCTCATTGACACCATCCCCCTGCGGTCCGTTCTCATCCTTGCGGCCGATCATGTTACCCTGCAGGACGAAGGTCTGCATCTGGTCACTCCGGGTCGCCATCAAAGCACCGGACTTGCCATGCAGGTCGATCAGCTCATTTCGCTGGTTCACATGGAAGGCAGTTACATCTTCCGGCTGTGCCACAAAGGTCTGCTGCTTCATCCCCGGCTCTGCTGCCAGTGCCGCCGACTTATCTCCCAAATCCCGGACTTCATCCCTCTGATTCTGAGTAAAGGCGACCGGCTCTACCACACAGATGCCGCCCTGATTGCAAGTCGGGTCTCCACCGCTGCGATCCAGTGTCCGGGAGGTCTCCGCTTCATAAAAACCGCTGTGCGGATTGTCGGACATCATGGAGTGGCTGGCTTTTGAGCAGACACCATAGCATTTCGGAACGAACAGTGTCTGGTCGTTGTTGCAGCCAAGAGTGGCAGACTTTTCTTCCTGCCAGATGGCTCCCTTTCCGCCACCTTCACATCCGGAACGGATCTTTAACGTGACCGCCGGGGAGTTTTCAACATCTTTCACCGGGCTTTCCACTGAATTTTCAACAGCATCCATAACCATCGGGACATTACCGCCACCCGTACCACACCGGCTTGTCAGTGTCTGCACCTTACCATCCTCGGAAATCTTCACCCGGCTGTCAGCAGGATGATTTTCCAGTGCGATGGCGGCCGGTACGACACCAGCTCGGAGGGTCGGTGAACGTTCCTCCTCGTATCCGATGCTTCTGGCATTTGCGGAATGCTCGGTACAGAAACCAGCTGCTTCCATAACACACGGGGGATGATGTGCCTCCGCACGGAGGGTGGCTGTCACTTCCTCTGTCACATCCATCCGCTCTCCGCCCTGGTCGTTCAGACAGATCCGTCCTCCTGCTCCGTTGCAGCCTGCCTCTCCAGTGCAGCCTTCAGCACCGGCGGCAGCTCTTTGCCACGCACGGAAGCCCTCCGCAGAATACCGAGACAAGCCCTCGGAGTTAAATAATATTTCTGAGGCACTCTGGTCTGCAAAATCTGCGACAAGGTAGATACGTTTTCTTCTTTGGGGAACGCCCCACCATTGCGCATCAAGAACTCGATACGCGACGCTCCATCCGTCTCCCACGTAGTAGTCAGCGTCGGGCCATCCTTTCTTCTCAGGCGCAGGCACCGAGGCGGCCGGTTCTTTAACACCGATGACGGCTTCGAGGACTGCTTTGAAGTCCTGTCCTTTGTTTGATGAGAAGGCCCCTGGCACATTCTCCCACACGATAAATCTTGGTTTTTCTCCATTGGTCTTACACCTCATTTCCTTCACGATTCGGATTGCTTCGTAAAACAGGCTGGACCGTGAACCATCCAGACCGTCCCGCTTACCAGCGATGGACATATCCTGACAGGGACTGCCAAAGGTGACGATGTCCACAGGCGGCAGGTCTGCGCCGCTGATGGCAGATACATCTCCGTAATGCTTCACCCACGGCAGACGCCTAGTCGTGACCCGGATGGCAAACGGCTCGATCTCACTGCTCCACACCGGAGTGATCTGGCCGGTCAATAGTCCGCCCAAAGGAAAACCCCCGGAGCCATCGAAGAGGCTGCCGAGGGTCAAAGTCTTATTCTGTTCTGTACTCATCCGGTGGCCTCCTCTCCGAGCATCTGCTCACTGGCTTTCTGGTAAAAATCTCTGGACACTTCAAATCCGTAGCTGTTGCGCCCCAGTTCCCGCGCGGCTCTCAGCGTGGAACCACTGCCGGCGCAGGGGTCAATGACCACATCGCCCTCATCTGTAAAGGTCTCGATCAGTCGTTTCAGCACAGAGATCGGCTTCTGGGAGGGATGGATTTTCGGATATTCCTTACCATCCCGCTTCCAGTCAAACCAGTTGAAGATCATGTGGGGCTTTCCGTCCTCACCGAGGTTGCGGAACTTCGGGAGCTTTCCCCGGTACAGCACCAGAGCGTACTCCGTTGCACCTACGATCTTCATGTTGGCTTTTAAGACCTGCGGACTGTAGTTCTTGCAGAATACCAGAGGGATATAATTCTTGAAGCCGTATTTTTCCGCTTCAGTAATTACCTTCGGGATCTGTTGGAACGCACAGAACACGATCATGCACGGCGCATCCTTTTCTCCCGTACCGGGTTCTTTCTTCAGCAGGCGGTTGCAGAAGTGGAAATACTCTGCAATGTTGAAGGTAAAGTCGGTATTGAACGCCGCCTTCCTCGCCTTGCTGCTCTCCCCGTTTTTGTTGTCGCCATCCACATACCAGTCCGGCCGACTGGCGTAGAAGTCCGTACCGATGTTGTACGGAATATCTGCGATCACCAGCTGCGCCTTGGGAATATTATAGGACTTGAAGTTCTGGAAGTTGTCGTGGATGAGGACGCATTTCACATCAGGCATCGGTATCCTCGCTTTCCGGCTCGAAGGTTGCCACTTCCTCGAACTTCAGCTTCTGACCGTCGCGGATAACAAACACATCATCGTAGTGGCCTTCGCTGTGTTCGATGTACCGCTTCACGATAACATCCACGAACTTCGGGTCCAGCTCGATGCCCCGACACACACGGTCCGTTTCCTCACAGGCGATCAGGGTCGAGCCGCTGCCAAGGAACGGATCGAGGACGATGCCGTTGGTCATAGTTGAGTTGCGGATTGGATAGCTCATCAGACCGATGGGCTTCATGGTCGGGTGGTCCTTGTTGGACTTTGGCCGGTCATACTCCCAGATGGTCGTCTGCTTGCGGTCAGAATACCACTGGTGCTTGCCCTTCTGCTTCCAACCGTAGAGACACGGTTCGTGCTGCCACTGGTAAGGACTGCGTCCCAGCACCAGAGCATTCTTCTTCCAGATACAACACCCGGACAGATAGAACCCGGCATCCTTGAATGCCTTGCGGAAGTTTAGCCCCTCGGTGTCAGCGTGGAAGATATAGACGGAACCATCGTCTGCCAGATGACCGTGCATCTGCTGGAATGCTGCCAGAAGGAACTGGTAGAATTCCGAGTCACCCATGTTGTCATTCATGATCTTACCGGCCGTTTCTTCCACATCCACATTGTAAGGAGGATCGGAAAGAACCAGATTTGCCTTGGTGCCTTTCATCAGGGTATCGTAGCATTCTGCCTTAGTGGAATCGCCGCACAGAACGATGTGCTTTCCCAGATGCCAGAGGTCGCCCTCTTTGGAGAAGCACGGCTGCTTCAGCTCGGATTCCACATCGAAGTCATCTTCCTTGACCGCTTTGCTGTGGACCTTATTGAACAGAGTCTCGATCTCAGGCGGGTCAAAACCCGTCTTTCCGAGATCGAAATCGGAATCCTCGATGTCCTTCAAAAGATCCGCCAGCAGAGAATCATCCCATGCACCCGTAATCTTGTTGAGTGCGATGTTCAGAGCTTTTTCTCTGGTCTTGTCGATGTCCACCACCGCACAAGGCACTTCTGTGTATCCCAGTTCCATTGCAACAGTCAGTCTCTGATGGCCGCCGATGATCGTCATGTCGGCATTGACCACCAAAGGATCTGCGAAGCCGAACTCCGTGATGGAGTTCTTGATTTTCTCGTACTCTTTATCCCCCGGCTTCAACTTTTTCCGGGGATTGTATGCAGCCGGCTTGAGTACGGACACCGGCAGCATCTTTAGTTCAGCAGTCGCTTTCATGTAAGCCCTCCCGTTTTAGATTCACATGCGTATGACCCCGGAGAACGGCACGAAAAAGGAGCCAAACAAAAAGCCCGACTCCATTTCACTACCATCTTCTTCTGGCTGCGGTTTCTCTGCCATCTCGCACCATTCCGGGTTTTCCCCGTTCACAGATGCCAGGACCTTATCTTCCGCATAGTCGATTGCATGTACACAAATACCCCCGGTGTTGAACAATGGGTACACACCGATCACCTTTTCACTCATGCTCCTTCGCCTCCTTCATTCCATATCGAAATTCAAAATAACAATTTCTGCTGCAGAACATCCGCTGACTCCTGCTTTCGCAGATTGCCGTAAACGGACGGCCACAGTTCTGACAGAATGCTACCCTGCCAGCCTTTTCCCGTTTATAATTCCTTCGTTCATATTCGGCATAGCACTCATCCGAACAATATTTTCTCGGCGCACCTCTTCCACTCTGCCCGATGATTCTTCCACAGACTGGACATCTGCGTTCTTTCATTCGGCCCGGCGGCACCAGATGGCAGCTTCCTATTTCCGGTAATCCCAGTTCCCGGCAGTAATCCATCACCTGTTCCACAGGCATTCCCATCTGCTCTGAGATCTGAGAAAGTTTCGTTCCAGAAAGCCGCAGCGTCCTCACCTGCTCTCTGGCAACATCAAACGCTGTTCCTTCAAAAACACAATCCATACGGATGCCATTTCTTCTGACATCCCGTTCAATACTCAACGGCTGCATCTTTTGCCTCCTTTCCTCTGCCCCGGTTAGCACAAGCCCGGCTGCAATATTTTCGTTCCAACCCGTACTGATGCCGGTAGGAAAACTCCCTGCCGCACACCGGGCAGATCTTCGACCGCACGGTCTTCCAGTTCTCCGGCTTCGGGTGGGTGTTGTTCCACCGTGACCGACATTCCGGTGAGCAGAACTTTCTCGGTCTGCCTTTATGATTCGGTACAATGGCTGTACCGCACTGAGGACAGAAGGAAAAAGCCATGTCCCTTATCATCTCAGCCGTGTAATCTTCCATCTGCCCTCACCCCACTCTCATTTTTCGCCGTTTCTTCGGCGGTTTCTTAGAAAAATCTCATAATTCATGCGAAAAGCGGCGAAGTAGAAATCGGCACCGCCCCGCCAGGTTGGATTGTTGTTGCGGCGGCCGATTCTCGCTCGCCCTCGCTCCTCCCGGAACAAGCTAAAATGTGCGAAAGCTCCCTGTTTACGAGAGGTTTCACACACTTTGGTTCATTTCGGGGAAAAAGAATGGCATCGGAACGAAAGCTCCGATGCCTGTACATTCTCCTGTTTCATTTTGCGCCGTTATTCCTCTGACCCCCGGCCTATGAATTTTGCGGTTTTTCACGCAAAAGGGGCCACCGGTCTCCGTGTGACTTCACCACAGAGAAGTGACCCCGGCCCCGGTGGGGGTGTCAGTAGGAGTAGGTCGGGTTGATGTCTTCGGTCAGCGTCTTTTTATCGTGGCAGCTTTTGCAGAGAGCCTGCCAGTTATTCTGGTCCCAGAAAAGTTTCTGGTCACCACGGTGTGGAATGATGTGATCCACCACCGTTGCCCGGACGTACTTGCCCTGCTTGGCGCACTGCACACAGAGCGGATGGGCTTCCAGATACGACTTTCTGGCTTTCTGCCACCTCCTATTGTATCCACGCTTTGCTGCCGGGCGGGTGGCTTCTGGGTGGAGAGGCAGGTGCTTCTCACAGTAGAGCCGGCCCGCTTCCACCAGCTCCGGGCAGCCGGGGTGATGGCACGGTGTCTTTGGTCTGTACGGCATGGGTCAGTCCTCCCACGGAAGACCAGCCTTGCCAAAGTGACCGTAAGCACTGACCTTGTTGTAATCTACATCCAGCAGTCCCAGTTGCTTGATGATCCCCTGCGGGGTCAGGTCGTAGCTGTCATGGACGTAGGCTTCGATGAAGTCGAGGGACTGGTGCTCCGTACCGAAGCACTCCACAGCCACGCCCACCGGCTGTACCACACCGATGGCGTAGGCAAGCTGTACTTCGCACTTGTCAGCGTAGCCCGCCTGCACGATGTCCTTGGCAATCTTCCTCGCCATGTATGCAACAGAGCGATCCACCTTCGTGGGGTCTTTACCGCTCAGCGCACCGCCGCCCATGCGACCGATGCCGCCGTAGGTATCGCACGCCAGCTTGCGGCCGGTCACACCGCAGTCGGCGTAGCTGCCGCCCAGCACGAAACGGCCGGTCGGGTTGACCAGCTTCGTGAAGTCACCGTCCAGACCATACTCACAGGCGGCCAGCACCATCATGGATTCGATGATGTGCCGGAAGTCGCTGACCTCCACATCCGGGCTGTGCTGCACGGAGCAGAGGAAGGTAGTGATATGACCGGTGTCGTAATCATAGCTGACCTGTGCCTTGGCATCTGCACGGAACATCTTAGACGGATGTGCCTTGAGAAGCTGCAGGAACTTGGTAGCGACCATGTACGGGATCGGCATCTGCTCTGCCGTCTCGTTGGTGGCGTAGCCGTACATGATGCCCTGGTCACCGGCGCCGCCCTTGTCCACACCAAGTGCAATGTCCGGCGACTGCTTGTCCACCAGAATACCGATGCGGAGCATCTCGCTCATGTTCCACCCCAGCTTTTCGGCACCGATGCGGGTAAACACATCGTGGACAATCTGCTGGTAGTTGGGCTGGTAGTCAGTGGTGACCTCACCAGCAATGAAAAGCTGGCTCTTTTTCAGCAGACACTCAATCGCCACACGGGCGTGCTTGTCATGCTGAAGGATGTCGGTCACAATGGCATCTGCGATCTGGTCACAGATTTTGTCGGGATGGCCGTTGCTGACCTGTTCACAAGTGATGATCTTACTCATTGGTTTTTTCCTCCATTTCTGTCCAGCCAAGCACTTTATTCCCACAAGAGCAGGTGTAGTAAAGTGTGCTTAGATCGTATTCCTCCATATACGGGTGCATCTTCTTATTGCACTTCGGACAATGTCGGACAGGAATCACAGAGCCCCGCATATCAATGCCACCGTCACAGGAAAGGTCAAAAGGATAAATCTCTGTTCGTCCTTCTCCATCTTCCGTCAGTACCAAACAATAGGGTCTTGAAACCTCATTGCATTCCCGCATGACCACATTGTCATCATCATCCACATCTACTGCCATGACCGTAGTTCCAATCGGCAACGGCATCATCTGCTTGATGCTGAGATTTTCATATCCAGCCGTATTCCTCCCAAGCCAGTGCATCCCCATATTTTTGTTCACAGTCTTTTTCATCATGTTTTCCTCTCTTTCATGTAATATCAAAGCAGGCATCCTTTGCTCTGGCTCCGCCCTGTCATTTCCCACAAAGCAAGCCCTCGCAAAAGATACCCACAAAGATTCGTGTCTGTTCTCGTTTTTTTCTACCCTGTAGATGTTGTAGATGCTGATTTTGGTTTTTCTTATACGAGATTTATATTTTTTATTTAACCTTTTTATCTTCTACATCATCTACAAGAAGGAACAAAAGCAATAAAGAAGTACAGAAAACCGCTTAAAACCGTGCTTTCTGCATTTCACGCACCTCAATTTTTGTAGAAGCTCTGTAGAAGCAAAATTCGGTCATTTTGCATCAAAAAGGCAATTTTGTTCTTTTCCGAATGTCGGCAGCACTTAAAAATCAGGATTCCACATCTACAAAATATCAAATCTGTAGATGCTTTTCCCCATTTTGTAGATGCTCTGATGTGAGCATCATCTACAGCTTAGGTTTCAGAAAATTCGGTGACCTGTGTCTTCTGGATCAACCTCTCGATGTGTTCCGGAGCAGAATCAGACAGAACGTCTGTATCCTCTTCTTCCTCCTGTGCCCAAGCACAATCATTCAGAAAAGTAGTTGCATTGCCTTTTTCTTTCCACGGTCTGCGCACCTCGTAAACATACCTCTGCTCCATCTCCTTTTTGAAGTTTGGCTGGCTCAGAGCTTTGATGTTGTTTGCTTCGCACCACCGCTTGTAGATATCGAACACCGCTACACTACGCAGTTCTTCTCCTTTGGCATGACACAGACAGAGACTGGCAAACTGACCGACTTTGTCGGACTCCAACTCATAATCTGCCGTGGCCTCCTTGACTGCCTGCGGCATTTCCAATCCTTCTTTGAGGAACAGCTTGAAGCCCTCATACACCCAATTGAAAATGCCTGCCATATTTTCCGGCTCTGCAAACTGAGCCTTCAAGCCTCGATCCTGCTCGTTTTCCTTAAAATGCCGATTGAAAGGAATCATTTTCACGCGGCCAGAGTGGAACAGGGTCAGATCCGTAATGTTGGGCCGGTAGTTCGTGTTAATGAAGATTTTGAATCCAGCACGGAACTCGAAGCTGTTCTCGTGCAGATATCGGGCAGTGATCGTGTCATTGCCAGTCAATCGCTTAGTAAGTGCTGCATCAATGGTCAGCTTCTTCTCCGGCTCAGAGATATTGACAAAACGGGAACCGGCAAGACGCGCCAGTTCCTCGGTAGGTCCATTGCTCTGCGCATTGAATTTCATGGCAAGCAGCACCGGGTCAGCATTTCTGCCGTAATCGCCCATAAGCCGCAGAAAAGATTCCATCAGCGTACCTTTACCATTTCGGGAAGTAGCACCGTACAGGATAAAGAAACATTCCATCCGGGTATCACCGGACAGCGCATAACCCAGAGCTTTCTGTGTGTACCGGATAGTATCCTTATCCCCCATCATGACTTCATCCATGAACTTGATAAATCGGTCGCATTTGGCATCCGGATCATATTCTACCGGAGACACCTTTGTGAGAAAGTCCTCCGGTCTGTGTTCCCGGAACTCACCAGTTCGCAGGTCGAGCGTACCATTTGCCATGTTAAAAAGATAAATGTCACGGTCAAAATTCTTCATCGCCAGCGGAAATACAGACTTCGCATCCTTGATCATGGTGTCACGGTTTCTGCGAAGCTGAAGTTTCCTTACACGGTCAATAAAACGCTTTCGGGCATCTTCCTCCGTGATCGTCAAAGCAAATACATACAGCTTGTCCGCCAGCAGCTTTGCCAGTTCTGCCACTCGCAAATTTTCAGCGTCTGCTCTCCAGACAGAACCATCATAGACATACCAGATACCTCGCTCACTGTTGTATCTGGCAATAGGCTTAAAGTAGTCAGCGAAGGCGTTACCCATGCCGATTTCTTCTCTGCCATATCGTGGGTTTGAGTGCGGAGCCATCTCCTCCAATGTCAGAGTGATCTTGGAAATGTCCGGCTGATATTCTTCATCCTCATCCAGCTTGGAAAATTCCTCATCCACAATGTCCTGCGCATTGACCGGCATATAGACAGCCGAACAGGTATTGACGGTATTGCGGATGGAAATCGCACCGTAAGTCGAACCTGCCTGCTTGCGATCCCACTTATCACGCATCAAGCCCGATGTACGGAAGATGCGGTCCATCTGCTCCTCGTCGCAGCCACACCAGAATGCCAAAATGGACAGTAACGCCATATCTGCATCCGACTGGCTGCCGTAGAGATCCTCCCAGTCACCGGCAAAGAGTTTTTTGAACTTCTCGGAGTTGCTGGCTTCGTTGGCGTGTGCGATGACCGCCTCATCATCCAGGTACGAATGGTGCTGGAAATGGGTCTGCTGTACCTGCTTGTTTCGCTTCATCAGCGTGTCCAGCAGTGTCGTCATTGCCGTTTCATCGTTCGGGATCTCACCTGTGCGGTAAACATCTCCCGTTACGGTGACGAAGCGGTTCGTCGCACCGGGCATATACACTTCCAGCCCCTTGCTGCGGTTGTTGATGTAGTAGACCGTCTTGTCGTAAACGTAGTCCTCTGGCACATGGAAAAATCCACGCAGACCTTTGCCGGACGGCGACTTCTCTACATACGCTGTAGGAAAGATCGAAAGTACAGTGTCCGCAGTATCGTTCAGCGTCCCGTCCTCACGGATACAGTGGTCGATGTCAAAAGCACCGATACCGTTTCCAACCGCGATACCGATGCCGTCATAACCGCCCATCGCATAGGCCATGAGGGTCGCCTTGAAATCTGTAAATGTACGCAGGTCGTTGATCTTCGCTCGGTCGCCAGTCGCCGGATTATACGGCATCTTGGTTTTCTGACCATTACGCTTTTCAAACTTCCATGCACAGAACCGGCAGGTCGTTTTTAACTCTGCCGGGATGTTTTTGATGTCTACCATGCCATCAAACCTCCTTCCCATCATGGTGGTGTTCGGTGTTTTCTGCTGATTGCTTCTCCGCTGATGAGTGCTTCATGTCGAACTGCCGCGCTACAGCCCTTTCGATCTCCTGCTTCTTTTCCGCAGAAATCACCCGGCAGAGGCGGCTGTACAGTGCCGACCGGTCAATCGTTGTGATCTGCTCAATCAACAGGACGGAATCTTCCATCTGCTCCGCTCTCAGCATTTCACAGTGATCCTTTGTCAGAACAACATGAGTCGGCAATTCCAGCTTCTTCATCTTGCTGGTCAGCGGAATGACCGTCAGTGTCTGTGAATACCGGTTGGAAACATCGTTTGTAATGACCAGCACCGGGCGGTTGCCGCTCTGCACCGAAGTGCCATAGTGGTTGCCAAGCTCTGCGAACCAGATCTCATGCTGCTTCGGAGCGCGGACAGTCGGCCAGCGGTGTGCCGGCAATTTCTCAAAATTTGGATGCACATTGCTATTCGGAACTTCAAAGGCAGTCACCTTTTTCTTCGTGTCGCCGCGCTTTGAGATGTATTTATTGACATGGATCTTCTTGCCGTGCAGCAGAGAACGAGCATTGCTCTTCTTTCTTCCCATCTTGGGTTCACCTCCAATTCGTCTGTGTCTTTCGGACACACAAAAAGTCGTCAGGAGAATTTCTCCCGGCGACGTACCATGTAAAAAAGCGGATAAAGAATACCGGGCAGCCTCATCGCTCCCAGCACTTCTATCCGCTTTCGTATATCTTATTTTCCTAGTATAAAGTATAGCAAAAAGCCAATGTACGGTTAAGAGGAAATTTGCTTCAAAGTGGCTCAATGAGCTTCATTATGGCTCATTTTCATGAATTTTCTTCTCAGCCTTTTCCAGTCCATCCTGCACAGATGCTAAATGGACTGCCAGCTCTGTCAGTCCACGCTTTTTATACCTCGTTGCGGTTGACCGGCTCATATAAGTTCCGGTCTTTTTGTCCAGCAGAATTGACTTCATGGTGACACCGGCAAAACAATTCTGCTTCAGCACAAGACGCGCCTTTTTCTCTCTGACCTTTGCCACTGCACCATCCACCAGCTTCAGCCATTCTTTTGCCGCTGTGTATCTGGAAAAATCCTCCGCAGCCTGCTGGTCGTACATTTCCTTTTCTCCCGAATACTTGGAGGTTGCTGCCATCTCAAGATTTTGCTTCCACGAAGCTTCTGCTCCCTCTACAATCGTTTTGACCTGCTCATACTTCCAGCACACCTCTGTGGTGAATGCCAGCATTTCTTCTGTTGCTTCGTTTCTCATTCCTGCCTCCTGTTCTGGTACAGACATATCCTGTCCGCTATTCCCTGCAAGGCAGCTTCCTTCTCCCTCTCCACTGCCCGCCTGCCTAAAAGTTTACCATCCAGACCTGTGATTTCCGACTGCTTCTTCCCGTCCACAAAAAGTTGCTCGGCAACGATGCGTGTCAGTCCGCGCAGGCTGCGAAGACAAATCTCAAACAGCTCGATATCCTCACAGACCTTGTAATAGGGTTCCAGAAACTGCTCGGTGCGCTGGGTCTGGACTTCCCGGTTCATGGATGCCAGCACTTTATCGCAGTTCAGCACGGTACGCTCCACCGGGTTGGAGGTCCCGCTGGTCTGCACCCGTTCGGATTCCTCGTGCGCTCCCTGCGACAGTTTATAGATGATCTCATCCTTGGTATAAAACCATGACTGGGAATCCTCGTACTGTCGGCGCAGCAGATCCCGCCTGTGTATCAGGAGCAGATAGGAATCGGCCAGTTCCCTGGCCTTTTCCAAATAGTCCACTTCCTGCAATTTTCCTTGTTTCTCAGCCATCTTTCATCCTCCCTCCTGGCCGGTTCTCTCTATCCTTACAAGAATTTCAACTCCCGGATTTTCTCCGGCATCAGCTCTGCCCCGGCATCCGTAAGCAGCCACAAAAGCTGTTTCATATCCTTTTCGTTTTTCCTGCGCAGGCGTTCTGCTTTTTTCCTTCTGCGTTCAACAGCTTCGACCTTGACACGCTCCTTTACCCCGGAGATCAGCCGTTCCGGATCAAGGTCTGTGAGAATCCCAAACCACTGGGAATGGAAGAATCTTTCCTGTACCACGATCTCATGTTTGGCAAAGCTGCTCTCCGGATAGTCCTCCAGTGTGTGCAGTGCCGCCTTGTAATCCTTGACCGCCTGCAGCACAATGGCATTCGCCAGATTCTCATAGCAATCAATATTCTCGGAAACGGCGCTTTTCTCCGAAATTGTCATCGTGCTCATTCTTTGGCACCTCCAACCTTGTCGTACCAGGGAGCCGGCACCTTGTCCGAACTCACACCGTATTTGAACATATAAATCACATTCCACGCCAGCTCGTACATCTGATCCAGCAGAAAACGGTTTGCTTCTGGCATCTTATTTGCAATCTCAATGAACTGCTCAATCAGGTCATTCTTCCTGTTGACCTCCTGCTCCCTCAATGCGATCCGGATAATGACCGCCTCTGCAAACTGGAAGCACCGCTTCTTGTACTGCTGGATAAAGTCATATTTCCATGTGATGGCATCCAGCCAGATCTTCCGGGTTGTTTCCGATGTGATTTTGGGCTGATACTGACTTCTGCCCTGCTGGTACAATTCCATTGCCCGGTTCTCTTTTACAAACTTCTGCTGTGTTTCGATCTCACTCAGACGGACCCGACACATCAGCTGTTCGATTTCATGCTCGTATATTTCTTTCAGCAGGAGATCACGATTCAGCCGAAGATCGGCAGCCCTGCGTACCGCATTCTCTCCAAGCATCGAACTGAACAGCCCCTTATCGCCAAGCGGACGAAACATTGCCCAAGGGGCAATAAAGCCATCCGTATCACGCTTTGCTTTCAATGCCGTCACCGGCTTTGCCCACTTGTAGATCAGAGGGCTTTCCTCCGAGTGACGGTCCTCCTGACTCAAAAAAAGATTCTTATTCATTCCTCTGCTCCTATTCCCCCAGCCGCGCCTTTACTGCTGAGATCAACTTTTCCTGTGTCATATCCTTCTGTTCCAAGGCAGATATGACATCTTCGTCCACGGTGTCCTTGGTAATGATGTGGTGGATGGTGACCACCTGCGTCTGTCCCTGCCGCCACAGTCTGGCATTAGTCTGCTGATACAGCTCCAAACTCCATGTCAGCCCAAACCAGATCAGGATATGTCCGCCCTGCTGGATGTTCAGCCCATGTCCGGCAGAGGCAGGATGGATCAGAGCAACCGGGATATTCCCGGCGTTCCAGTCCTTGATGTCGGCGCTGCTCTTGATGTCCCGCACCGGGATCTTCAAATGTGTCAGATGCTCAATGATGCGCTGCCGGTCATGCTTGAACCAGTAGGCCACCAAAACTGGCTGTCCGTTGGCGGCTTCGATCAGGTCTTCCAATGCTTCCAGCTTGTGGTCGTGGATGATTCTCGCTTTGCCGTTCTCATCGTAGACAGCGCCATTGCTCATCTGCAACAGCTTTCCTGTCAGTGATGCAGCATTGGCAGCGTCTATGTCGCCGTCCTTCAACGGAATCAAAAGGTTTTGCTTGAGCATATCGTAGAGCTTACGCTCCTCGGTGTTCATCTCCACCTCGTACCGGGTCGGTACACAGTCCGGCATATGCAGATAATCCAGAGCTTTCATGGAAATCGTGATGTCTGAAATACGCTGGTAAATCAGTTCCTCGGCTCCCTCTCTGGGCTTGTACTGGAACACAACGCCTGTGGCCGGGTTCATGGAGCCGGCTTTGAAGTAAGCTTCCCGGTACCGACCGATGAACTTACCCAAACGTTCTCCGCCATCCAGAATCCCGATTTCTGCCCAGAGGTCCATCAGGCCGTTGGAAGATGGTGTGCCGGTCAGTCCGACCCACCGTTTCACAAACGGTCGGACTTTCCGCAGGTACTTGAACCGCTGGGACTGATAGTTCTTGAAGGATGACAGCTCATCGATCACGACCATACCGAAATCCCAGCGCATTCCGTTTTTCTCGTAGTACTCCACCAGCCACTTGATATTTTCCCGGTTGACGATGTAGATCATTGCCGGGTGGTGGACTGCCGCGATCCGGGTCTTCACATCTCCCACGATGACGGAAATGTCCAGACCTTTCAGATGATCCCACTTCTCGATCTCAGCCGGCCAGGTATCACGGGCAACACGCAGCGGTGCAATGATGAGAACTTTGTTGACTTCAAAGGTGTTTAGCATCAAGTCTTTGATGGCTGACAGTGTAATAACGGTCTTTCCTTAACCCAAGCCCATATCCAGAAACAGGGCTGCGATTGGATGAGTTTTGATATACTCCGTGCAAAAACGCTGATAATCGTGTGGAATGAACTTCATAACGGCACCACCTCCTCTCCGCTCTCATCGCTGTGTGTTGAATCGGAATCCCGGCATTCTGCTTTGTCCGGCAAACTTACCACCGGCATCTCCGGGATCTTTGCCCCGATGCCCTGTGGGATGGGTTCGCCAGGTGTCCAGTGCAGCAGGACATCCACAGCAGGCTGGATCTGTTCCAGCCGATCCACGCAGAACACCGGAAAGCCAAGAGCCTCCAGCTGCTGTCTGCGTTTTCGCTGGAGAATGCGCATCTGCTTGCCGGGTGCTTTCAGCTCTACAAAGGCACACTTTCCTCCAAGCAGCAAAACCAGACGGTCCGGCACACCATTCATGGTCTGACTGGTAAATTTAAGGGCCTGTCCTCCGACGGCCCTCACTGCTTCTACAAACTGTTTTTCAACTTCACTTTCTCGCATCCGGCTTCGCCTCCTCTGCCCGCCAGACACCGATGCGCGGGCGTTTCTTTTTCGGTCGGGTCTTTCTGCGCTCTTCCCGGATCACATTGCCAATGGCTTCATTGGCAGTCGGGTCCGGATGGCTGTGGTTGACCTTTCGTTTCGGCGGGCTTTCATCCTTGTGTTCTGTGACCCAGTGAATGACATCTTCCATATGCGCCACCTCACTGATTGATCTGCTTCCACTGTGCCGGCTCCATCGTGGCAACCTGCCAGCCGATGCCTTCCAATGTGGTGGCACGGTCATAGGATTCGACATCCTGCGACACACGGGTGACCGCATTGGACAGTCCGTACATCGACAAGTCACCACCGGCGATCAGGTATTTCAGAATGCCTTCCTGCTCCTCCGAGTTGATGCCATAGGTCTGGGCGGTGAGCTGCACCACATCCTGCACCTTGCCGCTGATCGGCACGGACATCGCATCCTGCAGGCGGCCAACCACCTGTGCGAACCGGCTCTCATCAATGGCAGCCATCGTGGTATCACGCAGTTTCAAGAGAAATGCTTTATCCTCGGCTTCCATCGTCTCATCTGAATACAGTGCGAAGCTGTCCTCCACTGCCTTGGCCTGTCTGCCGACATGATGGCGGCGCTCGCCCATGTCATTGACCACCATACCGTTGGTGCAGACCAGACGATAAACCAGCGGTTGGATGGACACAGCCCCAAGACCGACCTCGGAATTGGAGATCATCACGCCAGCCTGCACGATATCACCCTTGCGGACTTCCATCTCCAGACGATGATTGACCACCTTAAGGTACAGACGGTTTTCCGTCACTTCACAGGACATGACCTCGTACTGATCGTTGCCTGCAAACAGCGGCAGGACAGCTGTTGCGATCTCCATGTTGTCGATACGGCGATAGCGTTCCGACAGCAGCGCACGGGCTACCTGTCCGGCACCGTAATCCATCGAGCGGACCATGTAAGAGCTGGGCTTGTCCGCAAACCAAGTGTTTACGTTCTGAGCCAGCAGCTCCGGTTTCTGTGCCTGCATGAGATCATAATATTTTGCCGGGATACCCAGTGCCGATGCCACCTGACGGTGGAACAGCGAAGTTGTCCCGAACACTTCCTGCTGATTCGTGGTCAGATGGTTAATCTCAAAGGTGTGTCCATCTTCCCGGAGGTGCATCCCCTGCGCCGGGCTGATAAAGTCCTGCTTCGCCTTGTTCTGGCGATCCAGTTCCACAAGGACTTCCTGCAAATTTCTTCCTGTTTTCATAGCAATTTTCCTCTCTATCTCTGCGGCGCATATTTATACGCCTGTTTATGCGTCCGTGTCTTTCCTGCACAAACGCCGTGTTCCATTACAGTTCCCGGTTGATAATCTGCTGGATGATCCTGACGGCTCCCTGCATTCGGCTCCGGTTCAGCCGGGTATCGTGCAACAAGGTGTCCAGGGCATCGACCTCGCACTGGATATCGCAGAGGACAGCACGGTAATGGTCGGCGGTCTGCTCCGATTCCTTTTCCATACGGTCAAACTCCTGCTCGTACTCATTGATATCCTCGACGTTTTCTGACACATAGCCTTCTATCTCCTGTGCCAACTCATCGCCGGCGTAATCTCTCACAGCTTCCAGCAGATCCCTGATTCCAAACGGAGTCAGGATACTACCATCGCTCAGTTCAATCGAATGTGGCATCTTTGTGTTCTCCCATCAATCCTTGAAATAGTAGTTGCCCTTGTACCCGGCAGCGGCCAGCGGCAGACCTCTGCACCATGCTGGATTCTCCGACATCAGCTTGCAGATTTCCTCTACCGTGTATTGATCCTTCGGAGCTTCAATGATGACCTCGTCATGGACATGAGCTACAATGTTCAGCCCGTGTGCCGAGATCCGGTCCATTGCTTCTGCCAGAATGTCACGGGCAATCGCCTGCGTTGCATTCTCGACCAGCCGGCCAGAATAGGTTTCCTGTCTGCTCCACTTATGGTTCGTGCCAACACCCTCATAGGTCAGGCTCATGCGGCCGAAGCGGTTCGGCTGCTGTCTTGGTTTCAGATAGGCAAGCCGCCTGCCGGATGGGAGCACCATCCAGAGTGTGCCGGAATAAAACTCGAAAGCGATCTTCCCGATTTCCTGCCGTTCCCTGGTCTTAAAAGCAGTCATGGCAGCCTTCTCGGCATCCCACCAGTACTGCACAATCTGAGGATTCGCCTCCCGCCAGGAATCAATGATCTCCGGGAGTTCATCTTCCTTCAGCCCCATCTGCAAGGCGCCCATGCTGATCAGTGCCCCGGAAGAACCACCGTAGCCACACGCCAGCGTAGCGATCTTGCCTTTCTGGCGCAGATCACCGTTCACGCCGTGCTTGATCACCGGCACATGGAACATCTGGGAAGCTGTAGCGCAGTACAGATCTTCCCCGTTTTGGAAGGCATCCAGCACCCACTGCTCTCCGGCCTCCCAAGCAAGCACACGAGCTTCGATGGCGGAGAAGTCCGCCACAATGAACTCGCAGCCTTCCTTCGGGATCAGCATGGTACGGATGAGCTGGGACAGGACATCCGGTGTGTTGCCGTAGATGCTCTCCACCATATCGAAGCACCCCATCTTGACCAGTGTCCTCGCTTCATCCAGCGTGGAAATGTGGTTCTGCGGCAGATTCTGCAACTGAATGTTCCGGCCGGAATAGCGTCCTGTGCGGGATGCCCCATAAAACTGAAATAGCCCTCTTGCTCGTCCGTCCGGGCAGACACAACGCTCTGCCGCCTGGTATTTCTTGACGGAGCTTTTTGCCATCTGAAGCCGGAGCTTTAACATATCCAGTGCCTCCGCATCCAAGCCATTCTTGTCCAGCTCACCGATCATCTGTGCTACATCCTTTTTGCCAAGGGTCTCCATCGGGATGCCGCGTTCCTCCAGCCATGATTTGAGCTGGGATACAGAATTCGGATTTTCCAGCCCGGTCAGCTTGTATGCTTTCTTGCTCATGGCATCCGAAAGCATAAGGTCGCAGGCAATGGCCTGTTCCACCAGCTCGGTATCGATCTTCACGCCTCGGTCATTGATGCGTTCGTTAGTGCGGTAGTGCTCCCACTCCTGCTCCGGCATCGGGAATTTTTTCAGTCGGTTATAAATGTCCACCTCGGTCTTGACATCCTGAATGCAGTAATACTTGAACTTCGCCCAATCTGCCGGGAAGTGCGCCGGCAGGTTTCTGGTGCGCATCCCGTTGGTCTTGGTGGGTTTGCGGGGCATGGAAAACAGCTTGATCAGCCGTTCACCCTCCTTATCTTTCTGTTGGTTTGTCTTCAGCACCGTGCCGACATCTTTCAAGGCCAGCGGCAGGGTCAGCGATGCTGCCATGACCATCGTGCAGATCCAATTGTCTGACGACAGGAAATTTCCCGGTTCGAGGTACTGACCCGGATAATGCCGGCTCAAATAGCAGGAAAAGTTCACTCGTTCAAATGCAGCATTGTGGGCGATCAGCTTCACGCTGCTATCCTTGAACGCATCCAGAAGTTCCTGCGGAAAAGCTTCCCCCGTGGCAATGTCCGCACACTGTGTTTCTCCAAAGCCGCTACCCTCGTCTGTTGCCCATGCAATCAACAGAATCTCCGTGCTGGGATCTGTCGCATAGCGGTACAGCCCACATTTTCCGATGTCCACCTCACTGTAGGTTTCAATATCGATCAGTATTTCTTTCAAATCCTTCACCCCGATTCATCATGTAAAAAGGAGAGGCCTGAAAGCCTCTCCCCCGTCCGTGTACCTTGTGTAATTCTTAGCGGAGATACTCCGGCAGTTCCTCACCGGCATCGCCGCCCAGAACTTCCTCGTCATCTTCCAGAGCATCAAAATCAGACTCCGCAGATGCACGGCCGGACAGGCGGTCGCCGTCCTTGACGAACTGGATGTTGCCCAGACCTGCAGCCACACCACGGTTGCCGTTGGCATTGAAAGCGTAGAAGTTGACGCTGACATTGCAGAAGCAGCCGGAGTAGACCATCATCGGGTCGGTCACAGGCTGAACATGGCGGTCAACGACCTGCGGTGCGTCCTTGCTGGTGGCGTTCAGGAAGAAGTGTTCCTGATAGTTCTCATCGTCCGGGCGGTCGATGTCACCGTCACGCAACGGCAGTTTCAGGTTGGGCGGGATCTTGCCGCCCCACTTGCGGGTCTTGCCATCCTCCTTGGCCGCCTCCACTGCCTTGTGGATCGCCAGCAGAGTCTTCTTATCACCCTTCGGGATCAGGCAGGAAACCGAGAACTTTGCCTCGCCGCCGTTGATGCTCTTTGCCTCAAAGATATTCGCAAAGGAAATACGGCACGGGATAACGACTTTGGTTGCACTGGAAATTTTGTTAGCCATAATGAAATGTCCTCCATATATCAGTTGTATATTGGTGTTCTATGTCCAGCCTCAGTCCAGAGGCGTGAACTCATCTTCGGCAGTCTGCAAATCGACTGCCTGCCTTGGGTCGGAATCCGGGACAAGTGCCAGCTTACCGGGCGGCTTGACCACATATTCTCCAAGGATCTCCTGGAACTTTTTCTTTCCCATGAGCTTTTCAAACTCGGTCAGGGAGATCAGCTCCGTCTTGTAGATATCGGTGTATCCGGCTTTCTCCGCCGCTGCGACCACCGACTTGGTGTCGAGGAACTGCCGCTTGCTCCTGCCCTCCACCACCTTGTAGCCGTTCCAGCTCACTCCGTGGTTGATGGCTTCAGAACTGACGTAGGCAAAGATGGCTTCGATCCAGGATTCGATGCGGTTCAGTGTCGGGAGCATCTGCTCGATATCCGTCTTAGACAGCAGTGCCGGGGATTTGAAGGTCGGTGCTGTGGTGTCCGGATCGTAAGAAGCGGTCGCATCCGTTTCCTCCTGCTCGTCCACTAGAACACCTGAATCCAGATCCAGAAACTCCTGTTTGACCAGATCCATCGCTTCCTCAGCACAGGCTTTGCAGGAAGTCCTTGCACGACAGAAGCGGCACCAGTCGCCGGGTACCTGTTCGCCCTTTCCTTCAAAGGCGAGCTTTGCCCTCGGTCTGACATAGGTTTCCGCCCAGTCCAGCAGTTCCTCCACACTGCATTCATACGTTGAGATATTTTCCAGTCGCGGCTGGATAATGGTCATGGACACCTTCCGGATGTCGTACAGATACCCGTAGGTATGGTACGCTCCCAATGCATAAAGCATCATCTGCGGATTATGGTCACAGCTGACAAAAACACCTTTGCCGTTTTTATAATCCATGATGTAGAGCGTACCGTCTGCGATGATCACGCAGTCACCGGTGCCGAAGCCCTGCGGAACCAGATAGCTGTAATCCAGCCGTTCCTCCACCATGACCAGCGGATGCGGGCAGGTTTCCTTGATGCGCTCGATGGTACTGATGATGAACTCCGCATAGATATCGGTATTGCTGTCCATCTCCTCGCTGTCGAACTCGGATGCCGGACGCTGCACCCGTTCGTGCAGGTACTTGCGCAGCTTGTACTCGCCGAGCGCATGAGCCGCCGTTCCTTCCTCGGCATACACCGAGGATTCGTTTGGAAAGTTCTGCTCCAGCCTCGCGGACGGCGTGCAGTTCAGCCATCGCTTCGAGCTGGATGCAGACAAAATTGCGTGTACTTCTGGCATACGGCACCTCCCATTAGAGCTGGGAAATATCCGTCAGGAATGCCTCGTACTTCTCAGGTGGCAGAGCAGACAGCTCCTTGCAGCCGTATGCTTTCAGAAGCTGACCGATTTTCTCGTTATTGCTGCGCTTCTTCTTGATCTTTCCAACAATGACAGCAGTGAGGTCATCCTTGGTGATCGTCACAGCATGAGCAGCTTTCGGTTCGCTCTGCGGCTCTGTCGAAGCTGTGTCTTTCTGGCCGGTATCCTCGTTCCACGGAAGCGCATCAGCATCGTCCACAGGGGAGTCCCTGTCCGCAGCTTCTCCATCTGCAGATTCGCTCTCCGTAGAATCACCCTCTGCGGTAGTCTCTTCGACCGAACTTCCGGAGTTCGTATCGTCCTCGGCTGCAGGTTCTTCTTCCATAGGAGCTTCTGCCAGAGGGCGCGGAATCTCATCCTCCGGGTCGGCGGCCAGCAAAGGAATTTTTTCCAGCTGATCCGACACTCCGGAAAACATCTGGGCGAGGCCCTCAAAGACCTCCACCAGACCATCCACGACCTTCTTCGGTGCTTCCAGAATCTTCTTATCCTCTGCCATCATGCGTTGTCCTCCTCATCAGAGTCGTCATCATCGGTACCCCAGATGCTGTCCAGGTACTTGTGCTCCGCCTCAAGGACAGCAAGGATGCTCTTCATGCACATCCCGGTCTTCTGCTTGATCTGGGCAAGCATCTCATCCACATCGATGTCCGGCAGCTCCTCTTCCCCGGCATCTTCCGGCTCGTTCTCGGACTGGAAGGAATTGTAGGAAGTCATGCGCTCATCCAGATGAATGTGGAGATTCTCGATGTGAATGGTGGACGGTACCGCCTGCGGCTTGTCCAACTTCAGAGCTTCCTGCTCCTTGTTGGCTTCTGCCTTGTCCAGCTGGATAGCTGCCTTGCCAATCGGAATGCGCACTGCCTTGCCCTCCTTCACCAGCTCCATGAGCAGATCTTCCAGAGTTACGGCTTTCTTCTCATTCATCTCGTTATTCATGTTTGTCCTCACTTTCTGCAGCATCCTGCTGCCCTTTGCTTTTCTGATCTTCGGTCTTATCATCCAGCGGAACCTGGTACTGTTCCGAGATGCTCTTTAACAGCAGCTCAATCACACGCCCCGGCTCCGGAAGATTGCGGACAGGCTTGTTCAGCTCGTGGGCTTTCTTGATTTCCGCTGTCATGCCTTCTGACACGGTATCGCCAAACACCCACAACTCATCTGCTTCCTCCAGCCAGTGCAATCCCAGCTTCATGCCGGTCTCACGCTCCTTCTTCTCCTCGTCCTTCAAGAACTGCGTGAAATACAGGTGCGGAGCCAGCGGCAGAAAGCCCAGCGTGGAAAGAATCCTGCAGGCTGTCTTTGCCCGGTTGATATTTGCTTCCAGCTGGCTTTTCTGGCATCTGAGGTTTTCGGCGGTCGGCCGGTACGGCGAGCAGACGAAGATTTTCTTCGGAACTGCCGCAGTGCCAGCTTCTGTGCCGCCGGGTGGACGCTTGTCCTCTGCGGCCTCAGTCTGAGCCTGCGCCGCAGGATTCAGCGGAGTATCCTTGACTGCCATCTTGCTTACGGTACTCATAGGTCTTTGCCTCCTTGTATGTAGTAGAGGAACAAGTCCTCTCATAAAGCACACCGTTTTGAGCCATTTAACAGACACTTTTTTGAAAATTTCTTCAAAAATTTTTTCTGAGCCGATTTACCGCCTGCTTCAAGATTCGATCAACAGACTGCTGGCGGATTCCAAGCTCATCTGCAATCTCGTACTGACTCATACCTTTATAGTAGTAGAGCTGGATGATCTCCGACTGGCGTTCCGTCAGCTTGCTCATGGCCGCATATAACCGCTTCAGTTCCTTGTCTGCCAGCACCTCTGCCTTGCATTCATCCATGAAGTCCACCATGACAGCCGCCGACCAATCCGAGCCATCGCATTCCAGTGCGGTATTCTCAAACTTGTCCGAAGTCTTATTACGGTTATGTTCCATGCGGCGCTCACCCTCCATCAGAAGGCGAATGCTCCACTCCATGTTCTCGAATTCCTCTGCAGGAATGATCTGGTAAGTACCATCCGTAAAGTCATAGCGGCAATCTCCGCAGCGATCCACGGCCATAACCGTGTGTGCGCCGTCCACTTCATAGACTGCATAGCCATTCTCGTATACCGTCAGGGAAGCATCGTTGACCGTGGTCTGGGCAACTGCCATCGGCTTTTGCTCCATGAGGGTCTTAAAGGTCGGCAGCTTCTGTTCCACCACCGCATCGATCTTTTCCTTCAGCTCACGCAGGGTGATGTGTGCGTTCTGGGCAACATCCGCAGCAACTGCGCTGACCTGCCCCACGACCTCTGCCATCTTCGGCTGACGGATCTCCATCACACCAACGCCACCGTTAATTGCTACTGCCCCAGTCATCATGTTCATCATTTTTCTGTCCTTTCCCCCGGACTCTGGGAGGGAAAGACACCAAAGCAGAACATGAGCGAGGACACCGCACCGCTGGCAGGGCAAAAAGAAAAGCCCGATTCCAGAGATAGTCAGAGTGATCCCATTCGCATACCTCCAGCACGGGCAAATAACTCGCTGTGCTGTTGGTTCTGCTATGGTATCCTTCGCCTTCTCTAGAATCGGGCTTACGATATTTTTATTGATTCAGGTCTGTCCCATCAGCTTCTTTTCTTTGACTCTGTGGGCTTGTCCCTTGAACTGACTATATGATAACAGGATGGCTGAACTTTTCCGATGGTGTGCTTCCCACACTTATGTGGGAAATTTCCCACATTTCATCACAGCCTGAAAAATGGCAAAAAAAATCCGCACAGTCATCTTCACTGTACGGATCACGATGCCATTGATTGTTGTAGGAATAAGGCATCCATCATTTTATCTATCATTTTTTGATTTTCTGAATTTAGTCTTTCATATTTTTCTATATGCTGCTCATTTTTCTCAGGAGGTTCATCCTCCTCATCGAGTAGCTGTTCAGTTGAAACATCCAATGCCTTTGCAAACCGCTTCAGCATCTTAAATCCCATCTCCCCGTTTTGGCCACTCTCATATTTGGAAATCTCGGCGCGATCAATGTCTACAGCTTCGCTTAGTTTGCTCTGCGTCCATTTTTTCAACGCTCGATACTTTTTTATGTTCTGCCCAAGGATATACTCCTCGCTATGTACATCGATCACGCCAGACACCTCCTTCCTCTTTTGTAGGTAATAAAAAAGGACCGAAACACATGAGAACAGGTCGCTGGCACTTACCAAACGCTACACTTGCTTCTCTGATGTGTTTTCGGTCCTTTAAGATTGTATGTTCTTAAAAAGCCGTGTGTATCAGAACAATAACTGTCTTTCAACCCACAAACGAGCGCACTGCGACCTACATATCATTGACTTTGAAATAAGAACCAACCTTATAACTGTGGTTCTATCATCATGAAATTAAATAATCTAAATCAACTCTATGTAAGGTGCTCTTCACACCGCTCGCCGATTCGCTATGCCTCCTACCATGCGAATCAGGCTGAAATCAAATTATCCTTCCGTACACCTCCTATGACAATTAAATTTGCTTCTATTCAACTTATTTATGGCACCACTATTCTTTGTGGTATCTTTTATCATAGCAGATATCGTGCTATGCGTAAATATTTTTTAGCAAATTTTGTCAAAAGATTCAGAAGCAAGTCGTTAATTTGTGCAAAATGCCGATATATTTTCCCCCCTGAAACGACAAAAGGAGCCGAAGACCATGGTTCTTCAACCACAATCCTCGGCTCCTATTAGCCCTTCATCGAATCCAATTATCCGATGGTTATACTCTTTTTCACTTCATAAACAGCCAGCCTTCCATCGCTGCGCCGTTTTACCTCGGCATTATTGCCCCGGCTGGTAATCTCCCTGATGCTTTTCATAATGATCACATCGTCATTTGTTGTGTTTGCAAAGTTCCCCTGTGTTCTGACATAATCGCTATGTGAATGTTCATGGCGAGCATTGTTATTCGTAGTATTCATTTACCAGTACGCTCCTTTCCTTACACGGTTAGCGGATAATATCTCACTGTCCCAGCCCATTGGCAGTAAAAACCTGCGTTAAAGTTACTTCAATGCCTTTTTCTTGCAGCGCTTTCTGATGTTTTCTGAAAAGTTTTAAGATCATATCCTCTCGATCACTAAGCGTTCCATATCGCATCTTAGCTCTACATATTGGACACAGGCAAGCCCCATTCTCCGCCTGAAAAATTGTTTGGCCAAATTGTGCTCCTACAGAAAATGGAACAATGGGAGCAGTTTCCATATATGGTTTTCCATTAGCATCAATAAACGTCTTGTGTGTCGGATCATTTTCACATTTATAGTTTTCTCTCTGCAAAATTTCTTCCTTCACATCTACAGGAAAATCTGCCGCTCCAGTTAAAATATCATATTGTTGAAAGACCGATAGTTCTTCCCTTTGCTTGTATTTTTCAGGCAAAAGATCAATGCCTTTTACTTCCCATACTAAAGCACAATACTGTTTAAACAACCGAATCAATACGTTTTCCAAGTCACCCGGCCCCGGCAAATTATTTGTACTTGCACCTACTGCGACAATCTCACCTTTTTTCAAAAACTGTGGAAACCAGTCCTTGTTTTCTTTGGCGAAGCTATCAAATGCTTCCGCATCGCTCTCTTCTATCTGCAAAGCGTCTTTATAGGTTGCCCGCAATGCAGACATTCCACCTTCACCGTCTCGCCTATTCAGATAGACTGCTGATAAAAAGAAGTCATTGTCTGGAGATATCCAGAGTCCGAATTCTGGAGTCATATTCTCTCCGCTTGAAGTAGTACGCTGCCAAAATCTGATACTCGTTGCTGTGTTTCCAAATCCTTTCTTAGAATAAGGATCAATGCCAAAATAGGAAGCATTCGCTCTAATGGCATAATCCGAAAGCTTAACACCAAGCATAGATAATATCGACAGTGGCAACTCGTAATTAACAATTGCCGTATGCTCCGGTGAGTCATCAGAGGCATCAAAATATGCTTCCAAAACATCACTCGGTTTACGAATATAAGCGTCTAATTTATAAAATCTGATGTCAGCATCTTCATTTATAAACGGATCTGGTGTATACCCAAGGGCTCTTGCCCAAATTCGAGTGTCTTCTGCTGTAAGTTTCTGTTTTCCTGCTGTAAGTTTACTTGTTTTTGATGGAGACCATCCTGTCAGTTCGGCTAGATCCGCTCCACGCAAACCCTGTTTTTCAGTTTCTTTCCCCAGCAGGATTCTTGTATTTTCCATATTAGATGTATATACAAAGCTGTCTGAAATCAATGATTCCGTTACTCTTTTATGTACATCCCGACTGTTATCCGGTTCAAAGAAAAACATTTTTCTCACCTCCGCCTTAAATACTATCACAATCGCAAGCGCTTTGCAACTATTTTTTCTTGTTCAGAAAATTATTTTTCTCAATTTCAGGTTTAAGAAATTCATTGTCCTGTATTATTTCCAAATCACCCCTTGACTTCTACAACTTTTCATTGTATTATAGGAACAGAAGTTCCCGAACCTTTGTTCTCAGTATAATGGAACAGTTGTTCCTTGTCAAGTAGCTTTACAAATTTTTGTTGTCGAACTGGTAACTTTCCCTCCAGCAGGCAGCAGATTATCCCACATGGAGGCATGACATGAAAGACGAAAAGAACTTTGAAACTGATTTACTCAACACGCAGGATGTTAAAGCAACGGCCGCTACGACTCTTGCTCCTGATGCAACTAACGGAGATAAAATAAAAGCCCTCCGCACCGCTCAGCACATGAGTATGGCTGAACTGGCACGTCGGGCTTCGATGTCGGATCGTGCGATCCGCTATATTGAATCCAACCAGCGAGAACCAAGCGTAGAAGCAATCCAGAAGATTGCGGCTGCTCTTGGAGTCACTACAGATTATTTTATGGATGAGGCAACCTTCCAGCAAGAGCTGAACGATGACCTCTTCTATGCAGATGTCCGCAAAAAGTATGGTTCCCGCGGCGTTGCACAGGCAAAAAAAATAAAAGAACAGACCACTGCCCTGTTTGCCGGCGGTGAGCTGTCCGAAGAAGATCAGGCTGCTTTTATTAAAGAGATGGAAGCACTTTTCCTCGATGCGAAGGCCGATGCGAAGAAATTTACTCCCAAAAAATATCTGCGGTAAGAACTGATATTACTCCAGAGGAAAGGAGTCTACCTTGAACACACGCGCTATTGATATGGCCGATGCTGTAGTTCGCCGCTACAAGACCCGCGATCCGGAAGAAATCATTTCCCGGAGAGCCATAAAGCTCAAAGACATCCGGTATTGCCACGACCTGCTCGGTTACTACACAGTCATTCTGAACTGTGAGTACATCGGCATCAACACAAATTGTACGAATGCCCAGCGTGTATCCGCAATGGCCCATGAGCTGGGACACGCCCTCTTTGACCGGAAACACGCCAGTTCCGGTCAGGCATTCCAGGACACCTATTTTTATAGTCTGGATAATTCAAAGGCAGAACGGCGAGCCAACACCTTCGCCGCCGAACTGCTGCTGGCAGACGATGCTGTTCTGGAACCGATTGGCTACTATGAATACACTGCCGATCTAAAACAGCTGGAGGCAAATCTGCCTTCCTGCTGTGCCTCTGCTTACCGCGCCATGAAATATCAGGAGCTTTTGCAGGAATTCCAGTACGCACACTCCGGGCTGATCACACTGGACGAGATTGCCCGGATGAACTCTATTGAGAAACACTTTGTGGATTTCAAGCTAAACATCCTCGCAGACAAAGGATACCAGCTTCCGTTTCTTCCTGAACTCCACAATGATTTCCTGAAAGACTCCTTGAAGAATTGCAATGGAAATGAGGTGACGATGGATTGAACTTCTACTACTGCGATGCCTGTCATTACTGCTTTGAAAGCAAGTCACTTCCTGACCGCTGCCCGGACTGCGGTGCAGTGGAACACGATGAAAAGCCAGCTGTACGTCTGGCAACGGAGAACGAAATAACTGAGCTGCTCCGGATACGAGCAGAGGACAAAGACTGATTGACTGCCCCACTGTGTACATATTTCACAGTGAGGCATTTTTCGTTACAAACTATACGTCAAGGGCCTCCAGCATCAGCCGCATCCCGACTTTCATGCCTTCCTCAAAGGCAGTCTTTTCCCAGGCACAGCACACGCTTCCCTGCCTGTCCATAATTTTCTCCCACAGCGGGATATCTCCGCCGTAGTCATCCACCAAGACATCCATTCCAGCTATACCTCTGAGCCAAGTTTCCAGATTTTTCTCTTTTTGCTTGGCCTCCTTGCCGGCCTCGGTGGTCTGCGGTGCTATGGAATTATTCTCCGTGTAATGCTCGTAGATCAAATCCAGCAGATTCTCGACCGGTGGATAGTACTTTGGCGATGCTCCCTCCAAGTATTTTTCCAGTATTTCTTTCAGTTTTTCTATGACGCTACCATCCTTTCCAACCGTAAGCAATTACATTCTGCTCCCCGGTTAGGATGGATATTAGCATCAGGTTTTGCACATAGCAACTTGTTTTTGCAATTAGTTTCAGCTAACCAGTACATCTAAAAATAACCGTGTGAACTTCTGGAGTTCAGTTTGTCCACACGGCACCTATATTACTTCAACTTTTCAAGGATCTCGTCAGCACTCATGCCACCGGCCAATAGTTTCTTAACCACAGCCTCGGCTTCCGACTTTTTTGCTTCTTCCGCTGCTTTCTGCTCGGCTTTTGCTTTCTTTGCTTCGAGTTTGGCGATTTCCTTTTCGACCTGCTTAATCTCCGCTCTCTGCGGCTTCAGCGATTCACGCATAGACTTGATGTCCGTCTTTAATTCCTCAATCTGAGCGACGGTCTTGGCTACGCCCTCTTCTAAGAGAGCTTTGTCCTTCTGCAGCTTTACAATCTGGGCATCAAAGTCGATTTTTGTGCGGTTTTTGCTTCCTTTGGTTCTGGGCATATAACAACTCTCCGTTCAAAAAATTATCTTTGATTATTAACTGTCCTTGCCACGATTTCTAAATCGCTAATTGTATCTGCATCAATTTTTGCTATCAGCTTTTTGAATTCATCTTCTAGCCTTAATCCAAGGTTATCTACTGAAGAATACGGACCGGCTCCTTGTATTTCACGAATCTGACGGTTCTTTAACAATTCGATATCACTTTCAATTTGTCCTATCTCCAGTGCATAGCGTTCTGATATTTTCATAGCAAACTCCTTCCTTGTTCAAAATATCGTCCTTGTTGCTAGCCACCTTGATGGCATCCTATATTTTTATTAAACCACCATTACTTATCTTTG